GAGTCGCACGCTTGTTCGCCGAGTCCCAACAGAGCAGGTCGCCCTGATAGATGTCCTCGGAAGCGTTGACCGGCACCCTGCTGACGCGCCAGCCTTCGATCTTCACGCGGTTGATGGATTCACGAGATGCCATGTTGTCTCTACCCTTCTGGTGCGGGCTACCTGCTCTCCCGCCCCGTCAGACCAGACTGACGTTTGTTTCCGATGTGCTTACCGCTTCATCGGGAGGCCGACCTCGGCGAGGATGTCGCCCAGATCGTTCCCGTCGCGCGAGCCGGTGAAGGACTCACGGATGGTCGAACCCGCGCCTTCGACGGACTCGAAGTCGTCGCCGAGCAGGTCCTCCTTGACCCGCTGCGCCGCCGCCTCGATGATCCGCTCCTGACGCTGGATCTCACGCCGCATCTCCTCATCGGACTGCCCGAGCAACGAGTCGATGAGGTGCGGGCGAACGCTCTTCGGGAGATTGCTCTCGCGAAGGAGCTTCTTCGCCCGATCCGCAGATGAGCGGATGCGGAGGGCCTCGCTGAGCCGCTCGCCCTTGGCCTTGCAGGAGGCGAGACGTTCACGCAGGACGGCGTTCTCCGCGCGGAGTTCGGCGAGCCCGGTCTCGCCGCTGTCGTAGTTCGCCTCGCGCATGGACAGCTTCTTCGGCTTGGCCACCATCGAGGACTTCCCGACACGCTTGGCCGGCTTGACGTAGCTGCCCGACCCGGACTGGACGGTGCCCGTGGGCTTGCCCGTGGCCGCCTTGATGGCGGCTTCCTTGGCGAAGGCCTTCTGCTTCTTGACGGCGGAGGTGAAGGGCGCGGCCTTCTTGCCGCCGAACATCCCGGCCTCTTCGAGATCGTCGTCATCCGACTCCGCCTCGTCGAGATCCTCGGCGTCCTCGTCCTCCTCGTCGGAGTCGTCGTCGGCGCGGGACTTGGCCTCCTCGGTGGCCTCTTCGAGTTCCTCGTCGTGATCGACTTCCTCGGCCTCGGCCATCCTCTTCTTGCCGCCGCAGGCCTCTTCGGTGTCGGTCTCGTCGGTCTCGTCCTCTTCGGCCAGCTTGGCTTCGAGTTCCTTGGCCTCGTCGAGATCGCCCTTGCGGACGGCCTCACGCAAGGCCGCGAGCATCTGATCGCGTCCCATGTTCGTGGTCTCCTTTGCGCGCCGTGCGGACTCCAGCAGTGCTGAGAAGCCGCCGCCCGCCCCCGCCTCGGTTACTACGTCTGTTGAGCGCAGTTCGAGGAACTTCTGGAGGCGGTTCACTTCCACTTCCTCGTCGCCTGCCTCCGCGAGCCTCATGCGCTCGGGAGTTGTCTGTCCGCGCCCGTTGATTGAGAGCCCGATCTTGTCCCCGTGACCGATCTCCAGCAGTTCGTCGATGGTGTCGGAGAGCCAACTCTGAGACTTGAGGATCCGCAGGTCGGCGCGCACCGTCTTGTCCGACTCGTTGAAGCGGGCGTTCTCGTACACGCCCACCATGTCGCGGATGGTGCGTTCGGGCTGGATCTCCTCGGACACCGAGTCGGGGTGGTCCGCAAACGCGCGCAGACCGTCGAAGAGACCTCGGTCCACGGCCTCCTTGAGCACCTCGGGCGGATAGAAGTTGCGATCCCGACGGTTGCCGAGGCCTGCTTTGATGAGAGCGACGCCGTTGTAGACGCGCCCTCGGTCCGTCCTCTCGGACGGCCGGGCACCTGACTCTGAGAGAGGTGTGTAGGCGGTGAACTTCCGCTTCTCTACCCGTGCCATGTCGCGTGCGTTGTAGCACGGCGAAAGCGCCGGGATCTACAAGCAGGTCAACAACTTACGGAAAGACACCTCCGGCCGAGCTAATGGCTTGTTCCCTCGGGCAGGGCTGAAACTATGGGGAGAAGGTCTAGCGAACCACGAACCGGGCACGCAACTGCGCGTAGCCTGCGTCGGTGGGCTCAAGGTAGGCGTCGTGGAGCTTCACCCGCTCGATGGGCACGCCCTTGTCGTCAGCGAACTGGACGAGGGCTTCGAGCAGGCCGAGGACCACCTTGCTCACGTCGTGGTTGCGTTCAAGGAGGTTGACGACGCGGGAGTTCGTCCGGCCTTGGAAGTACTGGAAGGCTGTTTCCGCCATGAAGATGGACCTCTACGTCTGGGTGGTGCGCAGGTCTACTTCGACAGTTCCTTGAGCATCGGGAGGAGCGGGCCGATTGCCTTCGCGAGTTCGGTCAGGTCGGCGATGGTCACCTCGTGCTTGACGAGGACTTCGAGCGCCGGCACCGCAAGACCGAGGCCCTCCTCCACGGAGATCTTCCCGTCGGAGTTGGCCTGCTTGTACTTCTCGATGACCGGCCTCAAGTCGGCCGCGATGACGAGGACCTTGGTCAGATCGATCATCACTTCCCCTTTCGACGGCTTCCCGGCTTGTAGCTGCCGGTGTATCCAATGCTGGAGGTGCAGATGGCGTACTCCGCGCCCCCGGTGAAGCCCTTGGCCTGAAGGTGCTTGTGGCACCGCTGCGCCTTGTAGGTGAAGCGCGAGGGCGTCCGCTCGGGGATCTCTTGCCGGTCCTTGGCCGTGTAGCGGCGTTCGAGGATGAAGGGGGCAGCCTGCTCAGGCTGACTGCGTGAGTTCGGTTGCAGGTTGGTCATCGACCCTCTCCTCGACCTTGACACCAAGCAGCGGGCGGAAGACCTGCTCCCACCCGAGCGCCCGATCCGGTCCCCACTTCTCCCACGCATGGTCACGCGCCCGTCCGCCGATCTGCCGGCGGAGGTCCTCCGACTCGACCAATGCCGCAAGCGCAGTGTACCACTCCTCCTCCGTCTCGGCGAGGAAGCCGGTCTCTCCATGCCTGATGCCGGTCTTCCCGTAGGGGAAGACGTTCGCCGCGACGCACGGGACACCGAGCGAGCAGTACTCCAGCCACTTCAGGTTGCTCTTCGACTGGTTGAACTTCGCGGTCGTGACCGGCGCGAGGCCGATGTCGAAGTTCATGAACCGCAGTGTCGCCGGGTAGCGGTCGAACGGCACGCCGCGCGCCCACTGGAAGCGGGTCTCAGGGACGATGCCCTTCACGCTCAGAGGCACGTTGCCGAAGAAGCGCATCATCACGTGCGGGTAATCAGCGAGGATGCGTGCGAGGGCGGGGAGCGCCACCTTGAAGTCGGCGTCGTGCGTGTTGCTGCCCTGCCACCCGATGATGGTCTTGCCGAAGTTCTCGAACTTCTGCACATCGTCCACCGCACCGGGTCCCCATACGCTTGGGTGCAGGTGGTTGAAGCAGACTGAGATGTCCTTCCGACCCGTCTCGTGGGCAAGAGCGTCCCGCAACGGAGGCGTCGAGACGATGATCCAGTCTGAGAGATCGAGCATCTGCCGGAGGAGCTTCTGCACGGCCTTCTTGTGCCAGAACCACGAGGCCGGGTTGTTCTTCGGGATGTGGAAGAGGTCATCGTCCATCTCGAAGACGACCTTGATGTCCCTCGCCCGACACTCCTTCGCCCATTCGAGGAAGAGCGACCCGACCGCCCGCTGAAAGACCACGAGGTCGATCCCGTTCAACTGGGTCCTGTTGGCAGGGACGCACTGGTCGTGCATCAGGAAGTTGTTCTCGAAACCGCGCTCCTGAAGTGTGAGTGCCGGCACGTAGCAGCGGTAGGTTCCACACCCGGTCCGGTCGGAGTGGAGCCAAAGCACTTCTGGACGGTCCTTCATGCGGTGAACCTCTGGGCGAAAGCAGCGAAGGAGGATGGCGTTGGAGTATAGCCCGCCGGCACGGGGATAATCGAGCACCGGCAGTCGGGATGCGTGTCATCCACCGGGACGAGCGTCGTGATGGTCATGTGCAGCGGCGCGCACCGTGAGCAGACCCGCTCGTCGGCCCTCGTCACCCAGAGCCAGTCCTCACCGAAGTCCTCGAAGACCCTGCGCTCCCCCTGAACGAAGGCCCGGAAGATCTCGTTGGCCCCGAGCGAGGCGGCCTGAGCCGGCAGCCCCTTCATGAGGATGTCGATGGTCGAGAGGGTGGACGGTAGGGTCGAGCCAGAGACGACACTGCCCCGGAGCGAGCGGCGGAACTTGTCCACGTAGGTGTCGCCCCATGCCCGGAGCCGCTCCGCCAGCGGGATGCCGAGGAACGCCCCGGCGAGCAGGAGGTCCCGGTAGCTTCCCTCCTCGGGCATCTCGTAGTCCTCGACATCGACGCCCCCGAGGGACAACTCCCAGAGCCCGAAGAGGAGGCCGAACTCGTACGTATCGTCTTCCTCCTCTTCGAGCCCGTCGAGCAGGTCGTCCTCCACCTCCGTGATGGCCTCGTCGAGCGGCTCGATGAGGCTCTCGGTCACAGGTTCCACCACTGCCGGGTTCCACACCTGCTGCCGCCCCTCCGGACCCATCGGCAGGACGAAGTTCCGGAGGAACGACCGTTCGAGTTCATCCCGCCAGCTTCGGAGCACGGCCTCGTACGGAGCCTTGATCCGTCGCATCAGGTCGAACTCGCGACGCTGAAGCTCCGCGATCTTCTCGTAGAGACTCTGCTGGAGCAGCGGTGGCGGCTGAGGCTCTTCCATCTCACTGCCTCCGCTTGAGCGCGTTCTGCCGACGGACCTCAAGCGCCTTGGCGCGGGCCTCCTTGGTCCACACGTGGCGCGGCTTGCCGAGCGGGAGGTTGATCTTCGTGCCGTCCTTCGGCGAGAAGAGCACCTCGCTGGCGACCACCTTCGTGCCCACGAGCGTGGCGTTGCCGGCGTACTTCTGCCCCTCCCCCTTCTTCACGTAGGCGACCGTCACATGCGGGACGTAGGTCGGGTAGGTCTCGGTGTTCGGCAGGGCTTCCGAGACGGCCTTGTGCAGCTTGCCGAGTCCCGGCGACTTGACCTCGACGTAGACGACATCACAATCGTCCTTCTCGAAGACCTTGGTCTTCCCGAGGACGAAGGCGACCGGCGGCTGCTTGGCGAGTACCGGCTTGATGGTTGACGGGTCGTTGCCGTGCAGGCCGTACTTCACCGTCACGTGCGGCCGGTCCTCACGGCCGTCCTCGGCGAGCACATCGTCGGGGATGACCGCCGCGAGCGCCTTGACCTCCGTGGCCACGTTGGGCGGCAGGTTGATCTGCGTGGACGAGTAGTCGTGACCGTTGCCGGTCTCGCGCAGCCGGATCCCGTAGGGCTCGGGCGGCATGGTCGCCCGCAACGGCGTGCCCTCCGACTGGTTCGTCTTGATCTTCCGCTTCTCCTTCCCGCGCTCGAAGCCGGGTCGGTTGAGCGTGGCCTTGGTGTTGGCCAGATCCCGGCCCGAGAGCCGCTTCGCCGAGAAGCCCATCTGCCCGCTCGTCTGGGTAACCGGCCCCTTGTCGGGCGTGAAGCCCTTGGGGAGCGGCTGCTCCGGGCTGCCGGCGAGGGCCTCGGGCTCGGAGCCCGGCGCGAGGTCGCCCCCGAGACCCGGCTGCTCGCCCATCGCTGCCGGGTCGGCCGTGACCTTCGGCATCTGCTGCATCCCGAGAGCCATGACCGGATCCTTCCCGCGCTCGGCCCGGATCTTGGTCTGCTCGGTCTCGAAGTTGTAGGTCGTGATGTTGAACTCGCGCGCCGCCATCGTGCCGGACCGCTCCTTCGAGAAGTAGTCCATCGCCTCGGCAAACGCGATGTCCTTGAGCTTCGCGCTGCGGTCCTCCTGCGCGAGCGCGGGGAAGGTGAACTCCATGACGGTGGACTGCCGGACGCCCTTGGAAGCCTTCACACGCTCCCACGTGTCCATCAGCATGTCCTCGACGACTTCCTGATACATCTCGAAGTTCTTCACGTCCGGCTCGGTCTGAATGAGCGCGCCGGCCCGCGTCGCCGAGTCCGTGACCCCAAGGAACTGCTGGCTGACCCCCGCACCGACCGCGATGATCTTGAGGATCATCTCCGCGTCGGTCTTCGCCTCGTTGGCGTTGTTGTTCGCGTTCTTGTACTCGACGGTGACGGCCTCGTTGTGGACCATCACGGCCCCCGGTCCGGGCGGCGTCGAGAACTGCGCCTCGGCCGTGGCCACGTCGGTGGCGTCACCCTTGACGGCCACATCGAGGGCGAACATCGCGCGCATCTTGTTGAGGAGCACGCGGTCGTTGGCGAACTCCTTGAACCGGAGGAGCCAGCCGAGGATGGCGTACAACTGCGACCGGCCCCGCTTCTCCGAGGAGGTCGAGTTGATCTTGAAGTGGTCGATGTCCTTGGCCGGGATCTGCCGGATGATGAGCGTGCCGGGGAAGAGCGTCGTCGAGGCCCACGGGACCGGCGAGGTGTTGAGGATGCTGTACTGCTGATGGTAGTACTTCACGTCCTCGATGTCGTCGGGGTTGGTCACGATGTCCCAGATCGTGCTCGGGTCGAGGCTGCGGACCACGAGCCCGTCCCGCTGCTTGAAGTACCGGAGGAAGACCTCGCCGTAGATCAGCAGTTCCTTGAGGATCAGGCGGGACCTCGCGCGCATCTTGTTGCGCTTCCAGAAGTCATCCCATGCGTTCTGGCCCTCCTGATGCTTGGTCGAGCCGATCACCCCGCGCCCGAGCACGAACTGCGGGATGATGTCCACGATGCGCTTGCCCACCGGGTTGCGCGTCGCGGCCTCCCATGACTTCCGGTGCATGTCGAGGTAGTCGATGAAGAGTTGCTGCTTGCTCTGCGGGCTGCTAGTTCCCGGCAGGATGGTGTCCTGCAAGCTGAAGACGGTCTTCGACTGCCCCGTCCCGTACAACTGCTCCTCGTCCCCGTAGAGCCCAAGGTAGAAGCTGGAGGACGCTTCCGAAAGCCGGCCGGACTCCTTGAGCCGCTCGAACTCGGCCTTCCCCTTGGCGCGGGCCTCGCGCAGGTCCTTCTGGCCAGACACGTAGTCACCGAGCCGCTCGTTGATCTCCCGAAGCTGCGAGCCGGAGAGCACGTTGAGCACGCGACGGCGGATAGGCTTGGCCGCCATCATCTCCTTGAGGCTGCGGTAGTGGACCTGCTCGTAGCCCCGGCCCCGCTGCTCCATCATCTTCGCGTCCACCTCGACGAACCTCGTCGAGACGGTGTGGACCATCTCGTCGAACTCCTTGTCGGGGTCCACGAACTTGTACCGCTTGATGGCGAGGTGGTTCCCGCCTGCCGGCCGGTCCTCGGCGGCGGCAGCCTCGGCCACGCGGGCAAGCTCCTTCAGGTGGGCGTCGCCGTTCGTGTCGGTGATCATGCTCATGATGTAGCCGCCTTGCGAGCCCGCCGCGCCGCCGCACCCTTGCGGCCTGCCTCCGAGGCTGACTCCGATGTCCAGCAGTGGGCCTTGCGTAACTCGTGGGCCTTCTTGCCGCCCCGAGACGCGACTTCCTTGCGTCGTTCAGGGGACAGCGAGGCGAAGCCGCGACGGTGGACGTTGCTCACCATGCCGTCCTTTCGCCGTACGTGAGGCCGGTGATGGCCTTCGAGCGGAAGACTTTGATCTTGCCCGGTGCCTCCACCGGGTTCTCCAGTTCGTAGCGGACGGCCATCAGCCCCGAGCACGCCACGGCGTCGGCCACATCCTTCGATCCGATTGCTCCGTTCTTGAACCGCTTCGGATGGTCGTACTTCCTGCCGTCGATGAGACGAAGCTCCTCGAACTCCTGCGTGAAGACCGGGTAGCTGTAGAAGTCGAGCTTGTCGCTGAAGAGGTACTCGATGAGCGTGTCGTAGGCGTCGGTGCTCTTGTCCGCCGAGCAGTGGTCGGTGTGGAGCCCGCGCTCTTCGAGCACCTGCCGGGTCTCATCGGATTGGAAGCCGTCGAAGCTCACGCACTGGAGATGGAAGCCCTTGGCCACGAGCGGGTAGACGTACCGCTCGCGAAGCTCCGCGAAGTTGATGTTCTTCCCGGCGATGGCCCGGTGCTGAAGCATGAAGTCCACGACCAGCACGCCGTTCTTCTCCCGGTGGCAGAGGGCCACCCCGGTGGCGTCCCGGTTGCGCGAGAGGTCGAAGTGGAGGAAGTAGCGGGTGCCGTAGCGCGGCGCGAACCACGCGGCGAACTGGTTCAGGCGGAGGTCCCACGGGCTCGGGCGCGCGAGGTTGACGCGCCGGAGCACTGCGTCTGGCTCCTTGATGGCGGCGTCGATGCTGGTCGAGATGACCGAGCCGTAGTTTCGCCACGCCTTCGACGGGTTGCGCTTGAACTCGTCGGCGAGGCTGTCGAAGGTGACCTTCGGGTTGAGTTCCCACGTCGCGGCAACGATGCCGATCTCGCTGCCGTCAGTCGAGCGCAGGATCTCCATTGCAGGAACGGAGATTACTACAAGTTGTAGAAGAGGCTGTAGAAAAAGAAAGCGCCCGGTCGGTGACCAACCGACCGGGCTTGTGGAGGTGTGCATCCTGCGGGTTGGGCAGGAGCTTTACGACCTGCACCGAGTATAGCCCGGTGAGGCCTCAAAGTCAAGACGTTTCGTCGAGCCTCGCGCGGAAGTAGCTGCCCGAGAAGGCTACCGGCAGGGCACGCAGGTAGTCCTCCCCGTCTACGGGCGTCAGCCGGCGACCGGCAACGACTACGGTCTCGATGGTCTCCCGCATCCCGTCCGGCACATCGAGCACCACGCGACCCTTCCTCAGGAGCGCATGGCCGACGGCTTCCTGCCCCGTGCTCGTCGTCTTGAGGAAGACCACTGAGAGCATCACTTGTTCTCCGGTTCTCCGGGGGTCACGACGAGGTTGACCGCCGGGGCCAATGCAAACCGCGAGTAGGCGGCGTGGACGGTGGTGTCGTTCTCGGTCAGGTCGGCGTAGGCCTCGCCCGAGATCTCCCGCACCGCGATGTCCGGGTGGCCGTCAGCCATGAGCGCCTCACACGCAGCCTTCGCGGCGAGGAGCAGAGCCACGCGCGTGTCGTAGAGCGCCAGCGAGGCCGCAACCTCCGCCTGCGTGGCCTCCTTCAGGTTGAGCCGAGTGAAGTCGCGGAGCCCCTCGTGCTGAGGCGCGAACTCGGCGAGCTTCTCGGTGATCTCGACGATGGCTGCTTCAACTGCGGTCATTCAGGTACCTCCTACCGAGACGACACCGAGCCGGTGGTGGGCTGCTTCGCGGCCCCGGCGATGGGTCCCTTCCGGGTCCGCGAGACCCGAACCTTGTCGAGCTTGGCGGCACCGGGGTAGTAGCCCCGCGCGGCCTGCGCCTTCTTTCGTTGAGCGGCCACCTGCTCGCGCTCGGCCTTCTTCTGGGCGGCCACCTGCTCGCGCTCCTTCTTCTTGACCACGGATGGATCGTCGTCGCCCGTGAAGCCCGCCGGCCGCTTCTCGCGGGGGACCGGCTCCTTGTAGGTGCCGGTGACCTTCGTGCCGTCGGCGCGCGTGTAGGTGGCCTTGCCGTCCTTGTGGACGGTGACGCTGCCACCATCGTTGAACGAGTGGACCTGCTCGCCGGCCGCGTTGGTCGTCGTAGCCGTCTTCTTCGGCGTCCCGCCGCCTCCGCCGCTACTTCCGCCCCCGCCGCCGGAGGCCTTCGCCTTCTTCGCCGCCTGCTTGGCCTTGTAGCTGTCCGGCACCGAGCGCGCGTAGGCCCCCGACAGCCGTGCCCGGAGGGAGGACTGCCGTGCGGCGTCGGTCCACCCGATCTCGGAGATCGGGTCGCCGTCAGGGATGATGACCATCGGTCAGCCCTTCCGCTTGAACCGTGCGAGACCGCGCGAGACCGACTCCAGCCGCTTCCGGATCTTGGGGGATGCACCCTTCGTGAGGTACGCCATCGACCCCACCGAGCCGGCCTCCCGCGCCTTGGCCGCCGGCTTTGACTGCATGGTCTCGGCCCGCTTCTTCTGGGCCTCCATGCGGGCACGGATCTGCTTCCGCTTCTCCGGGTCCTTCACCCCATCGAGCTTGGCGCGGAGCTTCCGGCGCTCCTCGGAGGCTGCCGAGTCGTCTCCGAGTTCCTTGTCGCCGATGAGCCCGTGCGAGGTGTCCGGCTGCTCGTAGTTCTTCGGCTTGAAGACGGTGCGCTCGCTCTTGAGCGTGTAGCCCTTGCCCCGGAGGTTCTCCGCCCGCGTCTTCAGCCGGCGCAACTGGTCGGCGGTCAGCCCGGACTCCTTCCGAGCGCGCGTGAGGCCTTCGTTCTCGTCCTCGTCGGACTCGAAAGCAGTGAGCGCGGCGGCCTCGGCACGGGAGATGATGATCTCCCCGCCCGGCTTCCCCTGCGGGAGGTAGCCGAACTGCCCGCCCCCCTGACCTCCGGCGTTGTCGGGCTGCGGCTGGCCTGCGGAGTTCGGCATCGGTGCTTGCGGCATGGTCTAGTACCTCATGTCCCCCGGAGCGACACCGGGCCGCCACGGCTTCAGAGTCATCGGGTCGGTGACATCCCGGTGATGGCCGGTCGTCGAGGTCAGGGCGGTGAGTTCCTGCTTGGTGAACGCTTCGAGCGCGGCAGCCCGGACCGTCATCCGGTACTGGACCGCCTCCATCCTCGCGCGGAGGTCGGTGCCCTCGGCCGGAGCAACCACCTTCCAGCCGGCGAGCCGGTCCATGTCCTGCTTCTGCTCCATCTCGATGTGCTGGCGGGTGAGCCGGCCCATCTTGAGTTGCGCGAGCATCTCGCTGGCGGCTGCTTCGACATCCTTCTTCGAGAACTGGCCGGCCTCGCTCAGGAGCCCTTGCTCGCGGGCCGTGTTGAGCCTCGTCACGAGGTTGTGCCGGCGGCGCGCGTCGATGAACTGCCCGGCGGAGTTGCTCGGGTTCTTCTCCGAGTCTCCTCCCGAGTCAGCCTCGACGAAGACGGTACGGCCATTCCATTCCTTCATTGGGGTCTCCTTGAGCGGGGATTATAGGCCAATCCCCATCAGCCTTCGACGGGTTGAGCGCCGGGCGTGAAGTCGATAACCGTGTAGAGCACTGTCACCGCCACCACGTTGTCGTTCTCCGCGTTACCGCCGAACTCCGCCGCGCCGATGTTCGTCAGTTTCAAGGCGGCGTTGACAGCCACCGAAGTTTCCGCATACGCCGTCAGGATCCCGTAGGGGTCCGCGCTCGCATATGTCTGGACCCAGACTTCATCCTGCGCGGTGGCGAAGTCTGAGCCGATTGACCCTTGCCAGATCGACTGGCCCGTATCTAAGCCGTCGTAGACCAGACCCAACGCTTCGCCTTGGTCGGACCACGTAAAGGTACTCACGCCGCCGTACCGCAGATGCGTGATCATCTGAAGAGGGACGATGAGCTTGCCTGCACCGGGTGCCGCAACAATCTCCACCGGGGTGGCGAGCAAGCTCTTGAACTGCTGACTGGTCAGAGCCACCGTCGCCGAGAGGACCGCACCGGACTCAGCAGGAGTGTCGCCTTGACTCGTCGTTCCGCCGCTCACGAACACCTGAGCAACGAGGAGCCCCGACAGCAGGGCACCAAGAAGAAGCAACTCGTTAGACATCACGGCCACTCCATCCCCTCATTGGGGTCTCCTTGTCGGGTGATTATACGCCCCGCTCTTCTTCGGCTCGAACTGAATACCCCGGTCACCGGGGTACGGCTTGGTGTGGTCGGCACGGTCGATGAGGATCGGCTTCGGGATGCCACGCGGGAACGCCCTGCACGTGTTGTCACCGTGGAAGTGGCGGCAGCCCCAACAGATCGGCGCAGGGGTCGTCATGGCGTGTACCCCTTCAGGTGCCTGTCGAACCAGTCGAACAGCTTGTTGGCCTCCTCCGGGAACACCTTGCGATCCAGCTTCGGATGCGTCCAGAGCGTGAAGGCCTCCGCGAAGGTCTCCGTCATGACCTCGGAGCTTCGCTCGTTCAGGTCCCGGAAGTTGGTGGCGGCGTAGTAGGAGATCTGCGCTTCAATCTTCTCGAAGCCCATGCTCTTCGTGAGTTCGTTGAACTCCCTCAGCTTCGAGGGGTGCTCCTCCCGGTATTGTTGGTGCCACTCAACCGCCCCGAAGTGGAACTCCCCTCCGGGCCGGCCGGCGTCCTCGTAGGCCCGGAGCGCCGCGAAGTAGTCCTTCATGTAGGCCCGGTTCTCAGCCGCGTGCTCGTCAGATCGGATGCGGGCCTCGATGTAGTGGGCGTACTCGTGGCGGATGACGCCTGCGAAGTTCTGCGCGGCGACGGCGTTGTCCTTGAAGTCGGGGGCTGGCTCATCCGGGTTCGAGATACGGCCGGACTCCATCGAGTGTCGAGTCCAGAAGTTGTCGAAGAGCACCACGCACGCGCCGCCCTCGTAGCGCCCGGTGACTGCCCGATCCTCCTCGTCTGGCGGTGTCACCCTCGTGAGGACCAAGTACCCGCCAAAGCTCTCCGTCATCTGGTGGAAGAGCGGGTTGTCGTCGAGGTTTTTCTGCGCTGCCTCCTCGACAGCCTTCACCATCGCAGGCGTCACGCCTGTCACGTCCCACTGGTCGTGATGGCCCGGTCGCTTCCGTGGAGGACGCTCAGGGAGATCGAGGGGCTCCAGTTTGCCGTAGGAGTCGTAGTGCCGCATGGTGCTTGCGGACTCCCGGTACAGCTTCCACGCCTCGTTCTTCGTCCGGGGGACCCGCATCCGCTTGGACCCGCCGCCGGTCTTCGAGCAGAACTGTCCCCCGGTCGGCTGCCCCGCAGGCTCGTGGCAGTCGTTCGACTCCCAGACACGGGAGCCCCACGAGTTAGGAACGATCAGCAGCGGCAACTTCCCCCTCGACCCTTTCCTCGACCTCGGCGAACGTCAGCGTGATTGGCTTGTTGCAGAGCGAACAGCGGAGGCTGAGCACGTCTCCTGCATCGTTCGAGCCGTCGAAGCCGAACTTTGGCGGCGCAGCCATCGTCACGTCCATCTTCGGACAGTCCTTGTGAAGCACCACGAAGGCGAGTTCCATCAGGCACCCTTACCCTTCAGCGGAGCGGGAACGGACCGATCAGTCCGACCAGTTGCAGGAGCCAGATGCACACGGCCAGAACGATCACCACGTTGAAGACGGTCTTCCACGGCGGCTGCATCGGCACGTAGTTGTTGATCAGGTACAGCACGACCCCGATGACCAAGATCACCACGAGCAGTTGAATCATGAGCCCTCTCCCTTCCTCAGGAACACGGCGACCGCGCCCTGCTTGTCGTTCGGTAGCTCGACTCCCTCCGGTAGATCGTCAGGGACCGGAGGCCGGGTGGAGACCATCCGCCGCCGCTTGTGCGCCTGCTCCACGTAGGCGTCTATCGCCTTGGTGACCTCCTCCTCACTCGCCGAGTAGTCGTGCTCGAAGCGGTGCTTCTTCATGCGGCCCTCCTCCCGAGCACGGCGTCGTAGGAGTTCGCGCCGCTGCGCTCCATGACTTCGGCCTTGATCTTCAGTTCACGGACCCGGTAGCCGTGGCCGGCACGCGAGAGCACTCCGCCCAGACGCATCGAGGCCCGTCGGTGCTTCTCGTTGTCGCCGCCCCACTGCGGCACGCTCACGAGGCGGAGGACCGTCTTGCCGTTGCGCTTGTACCATGTCCAGCCGCCGAAGCCCATCTTGCCCATCACGCCCGCGAGGCCCCGGCGCTCGTCCATCTCCACGGCCCGCTCGAAGATGAACTCGAAGGCCGCGTCGGGTGTCTCACCCTTCTTCGGGGCACGGAGCAGGAGCACGGCATCCTGATTCCACGCTCGGCCCAGTTCGGCGAGCATCCGCCGTGCCTGCCCGTTGCCGATGTAGCTCACGGCGAAGCTGAACTCGGAGCCACCATCCCACTGCCCGAGGGCCGGCTTGACCTCGACGCCGCGCACGCCGGGGAGCCGCTTCAGGTTCCCTTCGAGCGTCCGCATCTGCTCGGCCACGGTCCGGTTCGGCCGATGGAGCGGATCGCCGGGGGTGCGCGCGGTCGTGATGCCTACCCGCGTCACCTCGCGCGAGCAGAACCGGCCGCCAGTCGGCCGGCCGCCGGGCTCGTGGCACTGGTTGAACTCCTTCAGCCGCCGCGAGCCCCACGAGTCGGGGGTGAGGTTCATGGTTGACCCCTCAGGAAGAGCCGCTCCAGTCGGCGGCCGAGTTCGACCCCCATCTGCTCGCTCGTGTAGGCGTTCTCCCGGCCGCGCGGCGGCCTCCGGTAGCTCTGGGTTCCGGAGTCCCACACCCAGAACACGTCTCCCCCGATGGTCTGCTTGGTGTAGGCCTGCCGTCCAAGCGTGACGCGCGTGCCGTCCGGTTGCGCGTTGAGGATCGCCGCCCGCTCGGCCTGATGCTTCGCATTGGCTTTGCCGGCTTGCGCCAAGGATGCCGCGATCCCCGCCGGGTTCACGCAGAACTGGCCGCCCTCCGGGCTCCCGGCCGGGTTGTGACAGTCGTTCGACTCCTCCAGCGGGGTGAAGCCCTCGGGGAACTCCTCGGCCTCACCGAGGGCCACGAGCCGCCTGCGCTGCGCCGCGATGCCCACCCGGTCGGTACCACCCGGCCACCGACCACGAGGCCGGCGCTCCAACTGCTCCAGCCGGCGACGCGCCGAGGCCTTCCTGCGCTCGTTGCGTTGCTGCGCCCAGAGCGCGCCCTGCCGGAGGTCGCCCATCCCCATCTTCGAGCAGAAGCGCCCCGAGTCGGGCTCGTGGCAGTCGTTCCCCTCGACGGTCGGGCGGATGTCTTCTGCGCCGAGGGAGTCAGGGATGATTCTCATGTCTTCTTCCTCGACAGGTAGTAGGCCCGCGAGATGGGCACGTCGCCGTGGACCTCGACCTCGTTCTGGAAGCTGTCGGCTCCCACGTTCACGAGCACGTTCTTCGGGATCTCTCGACCGGGTACCACGAGGATACCGAGGGTCTTCGCCTTCCGCAGCGTCCTCGCCCGTGCGAAGAGCACCGGATTCTTCCCGAGCTTGGCGGAGTCCCGGTACTGAAGGTACGTTCGCAGCGCGTCGATGCCGGCTTCTGCTTTGGCATCGGCCTCCGACTTGATCTCGTAGGGCGAACCCTCCCGGCCGATGGCCTTCCTCCAGTCACCGGAGGCCGCCTCGTACTGCGCTTGCGCGGCCTTCAGTCCGTCGTACACAGGGTTGAGGACGCTGTAGGGGATACGGTCACGCGGGCTGTCCCCCGGCTGCGGGGGGTAGGTGGTTTTGGTGAGCGACGTGAGTTCCGCCTCGGCCCACTCCCGCAGGACCGTCATCGGGTCCTCGTAGTTCGCGATCCGCGTGGCGGCCGTGAGCACGTTCAGGATGTTGAGCGCGTCCTGACGGTTGGCCGTGAAGCTCACCGCCGGATGCTGCCCGCCCCCGAGACCGCCACCCCCCTCGAACGCCGTGATCTCGCCCGAGCCGAGCACGCCTTCGAGGTTGGTCGTCACGTGGTAGAGGACCGAGTTCGCGCGCTCCCAGTCCGAGAGCGGCCGGCCCTTCAACTGGATCTTCCGACCTGAACCATCGAGCATCTCTGCCTCGTAGTAGAGCGGCTGCTGGCCCTTCCTCGGCTTCCCCCACGAGTCGTAGACCGGCGTGACCTTCACCATCGGCGCTTCGATGTGGACGGCAAGGTCGGAGGACTGGCCGCACGCCCCCTTCGGGGCGAACTGCCCCCCAGATGGCTGCCCGCCCGGCTCGTGGCACTTGTTGTACTCACGGACGGGCGAGCCGTAGGAGTTCGGGACGATGATCATCACGCCTTCCTCAGGTCCTCGTACTTGAAGCGCGTTTCCTTCCCTTGGTACATCACGATGGCGGTCCCGCCGCCGGCCCACCGGACCTGATGGGACACGCCGTCCGGCGTCTTGACCCACTGCCCTCGGCGCACCCTCTGGAGCGGCACGTTGGCCGGGTCGGGCGTAGCCTGCCGGGGCTTGAGCGGCTTGGGCTCCCACCCCATGATGCGCTGCCGCTGCCACGTGACGTACTGCTCATGCTGCACGGCCTGCTGTTCGAGGCTGTCGGCGTACTTCGAGTTGAGCCGTTGGACAGCCTGCTGGAGGTTCTCCGGCCGGTCGCTGCCGTAGCCGAACTCCAAGCGCCGGTCGTGCCGCTGGAGTTCGCCGCTCTTCGGCGTCGAGGTGAAGGTGGACCATCGCCGGCCGGTCTCCTCGTCGATGTGGACCTCCTCCGAGACGTTCACCTTGACCCACCGATAGCCGCCGCGCTCGCGGCCCTGACCGGGGAAGTAGACGTTCTGCCACGCCTCGGTCTCGCCCTCAGGCGGAAGCTGGCGCAGTGTAGCGGCGTTCTTGCGGAGGCTCTCGGCCGCGTTCAGGTGCGCGTCGATGGCAGCCTCGATGCGGTCGATGCTCTGCTCGAACGGCTTGCACCGGCTGCCGGGGCAGACGCCCACGAACATGTTCCACTTCACGGCGTAGCCATGCTGCGAGAGCGCGCCGCGCGGGAGCAGTTGCCGGTGGCCGCACAACTGACACTCACCCTCGAACTCCGCGCGCCGGCCTCGCGGTGCGGCAGCCTTGCCCTTGTCGGAGCAGAACTGCCCGCCCTCGGAGCTACCCGCAGGGTTGTGGCAGTCGTTGCTCTCGTTCAGGGCCGAGCCGTAGGAGTTCGGGACGATGATCATTCTCCGCGTTCCTTCCTGCGCTGCTTGAGCGCCTCGGGATCCATGCCGTCGAAGCCCTTCTCCTTGTCGCCGTTGAGCATGGCGTCCCAGATACGAGAGTCCGTCTTCCGACCCGTCTTCGGGTCGCGCTCGAAGAGGTCAGCCCCTTCCTTTGGCTTCTGCTTCACGCTTCCTCCTCTCCACGCGCGCCTTGACGGCCGCCATGCGTTCGGCGAGTTGCCGAGGGTCGTTGAGGTTGAAGGTGTTCTTGTCATCCCTCCCGAGCAGGCCGCCGTGAAGATGGGTGTCCGTCTTCACCCCCTTGACCATCTGGAAGAACTCGTTCCCTTCCTTCTTCGCCACCACCACACCTCCGTGCAACTATTATGCCTCCCAGAGGCCTGAAAGTCAATCCCCGAGGTAACCCCTGAGCCGGGCCATCTGGTCGGGGTCGCTCAGGTTGAGTGTCCCCTCCCACGAGGAGGCGTCCCTGTTGGCCATGATGATCTTCCCGATGTTGATGAAGCCCTTGTTGGCGTCGGCCTCCAGCATCCGGTTCCACGCATCATCCGAGCCTCGCTGCACCTTGGGGATGATCGAAAGAGCCCTCTCCCTCCCGACGTAGATCCGGGTGTCGGACATCTCCCAGACGTTCCGGTTGTCGTTGGGGTTGATCAGCCCCTTGAGCGCCTTCGCCTCCTTGCCCGTGATCACTCCTTCTCTCTGGAGCCTATCGATCTGCCCGGTCATGGAGCGGTGGATCGAGCGCGGGTTGTCGGCCTCGAACCCGTAGCGCGCCCACGAGTACTTGCCCGTTCCATTGGAGTCGATGTCGGCGTACACCGAGACCGAGCCCACCCCGAGACGCTGGTATTCCGCGATGGAGGATCGGAAGAGTTCCTTGCCGAGGCCGTCGCCGCCGCCCCTCTCATCGCCCACCCTGAAGAAGTCGTGGTGAACGTGCAGTTCACCGTCCTTGTACGAGAAGGTCCGGCGGATCGTCGTGCCCTTGTCCCCGGTGAAGTCGATGGTCACCTGCGCCGAGTCAGGGTCCACCTCGCCGCCGCCCTCCCAGTTGGAAGGGTCCACGTTGTACTCACGCTCGTACCACGTCTCGAAGGTTGGAAGGTCGTCGAAGGCACTGCTGTTCTGGCCGTCGTCAGCCCAGTTCGAGAAGCCATCGTCGTCGTTGAAGTACTTCGAGCGGGGGAGGAGTTCGCTCTCGTCGAAGCCCCCGTGGAACTCACGAGGCAGCGTGGTGTCCCCGTTCTCGATGGCGGCCTCGAACATCGCGCGCATCCTCGTCTCAAGGACATCGCCCCGCTGGAGATAGCCCTCCTCGTTGAAGATGCCGTCTTCCCCATCGCTGCCCTCATCCCCGAGCAGGTGATCGACCGAGAGGGCGGTGAGGTTCTGGAAGGCGGACTCGGCCTGCGCCACCGTCGCCGTCTTGTCGAGGAACGTGATGCGGCCGGCGTACTCCGCCTTCAGGCTCTCGTACATGGCCGCCATCTTCGGCACGGCACGGTCGGCGTTACTCACGTAGTCGCTCTTCGACTCGTTATAGGCGTTCTGCTCGGCCTCGCTGGAGGCGTCCTCCATGTAGCGGTCGTACTCGTCACGCACCTCGTCCGGGTCCGGGCCGGATGGCTCGCTCGATGACCCCTCGGAGTTGATCTCGATGCTGAACTTCTCCGAGGTGATGCCCGCGATCATGTTCTGGGCAAGCTGCTCCACATCGCCGAGCCCGAGGGCCTCGACCGCCCCATCGTCTGCATGGTTCGCGACGCCGAGCACCCCGCCCGCGTCCACGCCGCTGGCCTTCTTCGGCTTGGCCGTCGGCGGCTCCTTGACGATCTGCGGCTCGGGCTCGTCGGCAACCGGCGGCTCCTCAGCCTTGGGTGCCGTCTCCTCCTTCGGCTTCGGGTAGGGTACGTAGTCGGCGCGCGTCGTGTCCCACGTGTACTTGTTGCGGCCGATGGTGTAGATCTTCTCCCCGCCCGTGACATCCCGGTAGAGCGTGGTCGATGCGTAGCCCTGCCTCGGTGCGCCGCCCGTCGTCTCGACGTACTGCCGGAACTGGTCGGCGTTCGCGAAGCCGGGGCCGTGGGTCGCGTTTCCCTTGGACGTGAACGGGTACCACCGACCATCCATCCCTCGCGAGGCCCGGACACCGTTGATGTTGAGGGTATCGCCAGCCCCGCCGCTCTTCTTCGGGGCGAACTGGCCGCCCTTTGGCGAGCCGGCAGGTTCGTGGTTCGGGTTGAACTCCTTGATCTCGGAGCCCCACGAGTTCGGTGTGATTCTCATCGCTTCCCCACGTAGGACCAGAACCGCTTCAACTGCCGCTGGCTGAGTGGCGACCCATCGAGCAGCATGTAGGCTCCCCATCCATCGGAAGTCATCAGGAGGTCCTTGCCGACCTTCACGCCCCCGATCTCGAACTCCGCGAGGTCCCAGATGCCGAACTTGCTCGATGACTTCAAGGCCTTGAGCGCCCGGATCTCCCGGTCGCCCATCGCGACACCCTTGCCCACCGGGTTCTTGTTGTGATCGAGGTTGTAGACCGTCGTGCCGTAGAGGCCCTCCGCCCCGTCCTCGATGAGCGTGTTGACCTCCTCGGGGTCCTCGGCCACGAAGCCGTACTTGGCCCATGCGTAGGAGCCCACGTCGATGTTGGCGTAGGTCACGATCTTGTGGACGCCGAGGCGTGCGTACGTCTCCATGTGCGCGCGGAGGACCGCCTTGCCGAGGTCGGCCGGCGCGTCCGGGTTCTTCTCGAAGCTCGCGTGCTTGACGATGAGGTTGCCGTTCGCGTCACGGTAGAAGTAGCGGGTGAGCTTTGTCGGATGATCTTCGGGGTCGTTGGAGCCGTACACGCCGTCGTCGCCGAGCATCGAGATGCGGACTATCGGGTGGCTCCCTCCGCCGCCCTCGTTCTCAACCATCTGCGTCCGGATCTGGATGTCGAAGCCACCCGGCACACCGGCCATCATCTCCTTGCCGAGGGCCTTGAGTGCCGTTTCGCTGAGATCTCGGCCGAAGATCTGCTTGATGGCCCGGTGGTCCACCATCCCGAGATGCGCCCGGTGCGTGCCGAGGGCTCCTCCGCCCGGACGTGAGCAGAACTGCCCGCCCGCAGGACTGCCCGCCGGAGTGTGGCAGTCGTTCCCCTCCTTGAGGGAGCCCCACGAGTTCGGTACGAGGAACATGGTTCAGCGGCCCCGGCTCATGTACTCGCGGGTCGCCTCCTCATCGGTGGTGTGGATCTTCAGCCCCTTCGGAACCTCGAAGACGGCATACCGCCGATGGGAGATCTCCGAGATGAACACCTTGCCGCGCCTCGGATCGTCGAAGACCTGATGCGAGGGTCCCGAGGCGTACGGCGAGGCCACACCCGTCCGAGCGATCCACCCGGCCGGCTTGACCGACGCGCGGTAGCGGCTGATCCCTGCGTGCGAGGTGATGACCTTCAACTGCCTTGCCGGGCCACCCTGCCGCTGGAGCGCGAGGTCCCGGACCGAGGGGCCTGAGGCCGTCTTCGCCTCAGCCTTCTTCGGCATCAGCCACACCGAGCCGCCCGTGACCGAGGTCACCCGGTAGTCGGAGAGCCCCCAGAGCTTGTTGAAGTGAGGCTCTACCCCATACGGCACGGAGATCGAACCATCCGGGTGGCGCGTCACAGCGTACCGGCTACCCTTCTCCCACTCCGCCAGCGAGCCGCCCTTCTTCGCTGCCGCGTGCTTGTTGGCCGCGCCCATCGTCGCCGCGAAGTCCCCGCCAGACCCGCCGCCCGAGCGCGCCCACGAGTCACCGCCCCCGCCTTTCCCTGAGCAGAACTGGCCTCCGGCCGGCGAGCCTGCCGGCGTGTGGCAGTCGTTCGACTCCTTCGTCTTCGAGCCGCCATGACTGAACCCGGCGAGCGTCTGCGCCAACCGCGCCCGCTGGCCGATCTTGCCCTTCTTCTTCGCAGCGGCGGCGATCATCCCCTTCGGGATCTTCTTGCCCTGCGGGACGCCGAGATCCCGGTGCAACTGGCCGGGCCGCTTGATGGCTCCCGCGATCCAGTTCTCCTCCTGAATCGGGGTCTCCTCGTTCGGTTGGGTGAAGATCGGCATGGGTCAGTCCTCCAGCAGTTCCAAGTACTTGGGCGGGATGTGCCCGAAGATCACGAGCGTCGTCTCATCGACGCCTGACTCGACCTCCCAGTTGAAGTCGTCGAGCCCGATCTTGGCAGCGAGCGCCTCCTTGGCGCGCTTCTCCATGATGGGCTCCTCCTCGGCGACCTCGGGCATGTAGCCGTCGCGCCGCATCGCAGAGAGGTCGATCTTGAAGACCTTCGGGCCGTAGGAGCCCTGAATCAAGTCGATCTCCGAAGAGGTGAAGACCGCCGCGCCGGTCCCCCGATTGTCGATGCCGCGCGTCTTGTTCATCGGCGCGAGGCCCTCGCGGAGGATGTCCTCGACGTTCTCCTCCGGCGTCGCATGGTAGGTCTCGCCGGGGTCGCTCGACCAGAACTCCTCGTTGTAGTCGCCGAGGTCCACGTAGTCGGTCGGGTCGGTGTCGTTGACCCACTCGGTCGCGTCCTTGGAGTCGCCGTCCTCATCGAGCACGAGCAGGCCGTCCTTGCCCTTGATGACGCAGACGGTCTCGGCCTTCATGCCCGGCACACCCTCGATGGCCTCGAACTCGATCCCGAGCCTCTTCAGCCGCTCGGGCACACTCAGGTCCTTCCACGCGGTACCCTTCGCCGGCTTGCTCCAGTCACCGGGGAGCGCCTGCTGACCTTCCCCCTCCCCATACCGCTCGCGCCGGGCGCGCTGCGCGTCGGTCTCGCCCCGGCCCTCGATGCCGTAGCTGTCGAGCGCGTCGAGCACGTCCTCGTCGGACCACGTGGTGTAGGTGTTGACCAGTTCGAGGGCGTCGTCGAGCGGGACGGCCTTGCCACCTTGCTTCGAGCAGAACTGACCCCCAACCGAGGACCCGGCCGGGTTGTGGCAGTCGTTGCTCTCCCGGACGCGCCTACGCCTCCGGGGTGTAGCCATTGTGATGTTCGTCGCGTCGAACACCCCGAGGGTTGGTGCTCCGCCCTCGGTCGCGATCACGCTGTCGTACCCCTTGGCCTTGGCCGCCTGCACGAACTCCCACCCCGTCACGATGTGGTACCGCTTGTACTTCTGCTCGATACCCTCGACGAACTCATCGCCGTACTTCCCGACCGTGAACTGGAGCCCGGTCTCCTTGCGCATCTGCGCGTAGGTCACCGAATCGTTCAAGTCTCCCTTGATGTGGAGGGGCTTCCGGACGTTCGCCCTTGCCTTGTAGATCGTCTCGGTCCCACCGAGGATCTCACGCTTGATGGCTGCGTACTTCTTCGCGAGCGTCGGAGTTGCGGAGAACCACGCGGCGATCACGGACCGCTCAGGAGCGAACGTCGTGATGCCCGCGACGTTCGAGCCGTGGTAGACCGTCTCCCCTGAGCAGAACTGGCCGCCGGCAGGTGAGCCGGCCGGGGTATGGCAGTCGTTCGCCTCACGGACCCGGCTGCGGCGGGCGCGCTCCCAGAACTCCTCTCGGCTGAGATCCCCTCCAAGCTCCCGCCAGAGGTCGCGAGCCAGCGGGGAGGGGGGCGGCTCGTCGTTCTGGTCCGCGTCGCGTCCGGCCACGAGGGTGTCGCCGTGCTTCTCCCAGAACCAGTCCTCGAAGGCCTCGGCCGTGTCGAACTTCGCCGCCTGCTTGAGCAGGGGCTCCAACGTCGGCGGGAGGTCGGGCTCGGTCTTCGGCCGCACCTTGGCGAGGAACTGCGCCACGAGCTTGCTGCCCTCGGGCGTCTGCATGGACGGACGGTAGACGCTGCCCTCCGGGGCCTCTTCCATCATCCGCGTGAGGAGCGCAAGGCCGATGCCCTGCCGGCGGAACTCGGGCTTCACCTCGATCATCTTCACGGTGACCTCGCCCCTGAAGAGGGTGAAGTCCACCGTGCCCGCCACCTCGCCGCCGACCGTCGCAGTGAGGCGCATGTCCGTCTGTCCGGAGTAGGCCCCCACCGCTTCCGGCCAGAACTTGACCTTCGCTCCACCCTTCGAGCAGAACTGTCCTCCAGCGGGGCTGCCAGCCGGCGCGTGGCAGTCGTTGCTCTCCCCAAGGGAGCCGTAGGAGGAAGGGACGATCTGCATCTCAGAACCAGTCGCCCGTTCTCCGGCGGGCGATCTCCCAGAAGTCGTCTCCGTCTTCGAGGCCCCCGAGCAGGGTGTTCACCCGGTCGAGGAACATCTCCCGCTCCTCGGTGTCCATGCCCTTCTCGGTGGCCCACGTGTTCCAATCCCTTGACCTGAGGCCAGCGATGGCACGCGCCCGCGTCTCCGGGGTGGTCGGGGACTGGCTGCCGATCACGCTGCGCACGATCATCGAACGGAGTTCGCTGTCCGATTTGGGGAACGTGAGCCCGTTGTCGATGGTGTGGAGCCCGCCTCGGTCGCGGATGAAGTTGCCACCGTGGCGGTCGGTATTACCGATCAGGTAGTCGAGCATCGCGGCCCGGACCTGCTGGTCTTCACTGTCACCCGCGACACGTGCCCGCTGGTCGGAAGCCCACAACTGGATGGAACCCCGCTCACCGTTGTGCTCACGGGTCACGGTGACCGGCGTGGTCCCGAGGCCCACGATGCGGTCGAGTTCGTAGGCCGCCGCATCCCGCTGCGCCTGCGAGAAGTCCCTGTTGGTGATACTCCCCCGGATGTACTCCTCGTCGGCCTCTTCCCGCTGCTCCTCCCAGTCGTACCGTTGCTGCTCAACGGCATCATCGTAGGCCTTCCGCTCAACCTCCTGCGCCTCCGGTGTCTCGCGCCAGTTGTCGAGTCCGTCGTTGGGGTTGAAGTACTTCGACCGCTCGCCGAAGAAGTCCGCGTTGGGCGTGTCGAGTTCCTGCGGCATGGCCCGGACGCCCTGCTTGATGATGTCGTCGAGATGCTGCCGGAGCATCGACTCGGCGGACTCCCCGAGAAGCCCCTCTTCGGTGAACATGCCCCCGTCCGGATCGTCGGGTGGCATCAGGGCATCGAGGAACGCCTTCTTGTGGAATGAGGCTCCCATGTCCGAGCCGGGGTTGATCGTCAGCTTGCCGGCCCGAGAGTACTCCTCCAGCACTGCATGGTAGATGGGCTCGAACTCGTTCACCCACTGCTTGCGGGCTTCCTTCACGTAGGCCTGTTCGGCAGCCGTGTGCGCCTGCCCGACGGCCTCGCTCACGGCCTCGTCTACCGCGTCGGTGTCCACCGAGAAGTTGGAGCCGCCGCCATCGTCGTCGCCTTGGTTGCGCTTCGCATCCCCGGTTGTCCACGCCTCGCCGCTTTCCGGCTTCCAGACGGCCTCAGTGCCGTCCTCCAGCGTGACCTTGTAGGACCCGTTGATGCCGCCCCCGAGGTCCTCCTCGTCGGTGATCTCTCCCTCGCCGAGAATCTTCCGGACCTCCTCGTCGGCCGCGAGCGGGTCTTCAACCTTGACCGGCTTCCCTCCGAGCGGGGGCTCGTAGGGAAGCGGTTGATCCTCGGCGTTGGCGAGTTGCTCCGCGTCGTACTTCCGCTGCATGACCTTGGCGAAGCGCCGCCGGGACAGCGAGTTCGAGACCCGCGCTCGTGCCTCCTCTTCGGAGTCGTACACCGCCTTCCAACCTGAGGGGTTGGTGACCTCCCACCGGCCGCCCTCGTTCTGCTCGACCTTCCACCCGGCTGGCGTGCCGCCAGTCTTCCTCGCGAACTGGCCGCCCTTCGAGGTGCCGGCAGGCTCATGGTTCGGGTTGAACTCGCGGAGGCGGGCCTCCTCACTACCATAGGAGTTCGGGATGATCCTCACTGGACGCGCACTCCTTCCTCGCGCAGCCGCTCGATCTGAAGATGCAGGAAGTCGTCGGCGCTCCGCAGCGTCGAGATCACCATGAGCTTGTAGGCACGGGGGAAGCGGGTGTTCAGGGACTTGAGCAGGGCCTCGACGAGTTCCTCGGCGATGCTCCGGTTGCCGTCGAGCATGAAGCTGGCCTCGTCGAGCGAGCCCATGAACGTGTGGTAGCCGTAGTAGCTCGTGGCGCTTGTGCCGCCGCTGATGGCCGCGATGCCCTTCGGGAAGAGCGCGCGAGAGACCTGCGCCTCATACTTGCCGGTGAACCACGGCGAGTTCCTGATGCGGCCGACGAACTCGGCGAAGATCACGTCGCGAGCCTGCTCCTTGCTCACGCTCAGGTTGATGCACGCGATCTTCGAGCCGGGGCCGAGCATATAGAACAGGTCCGGCCGGCGGAGGCAGAGGAGCTTGTAGACCTCGCGCGCCTTCGCGATGCTGACCATGAACGACTTGCCGGCCCCCGAGCCGCAGGCCGCCCACATCTTCCGTACATGCGGCTGATCGAACTGGATGAGCAGGTCCACCTTCTCCGGGTTGATGAGCCCCTTCAGCCCGAGGTACCGGCGGGCGAAGATGAACTCGTCCATCGGGACCGGGACCTCCTCGTAGACGATCTCGTGGATGGCCCGGATGATGGTCGGGTCCCCGCCCTGCGCCTCCCAGAGGATCCGGAAGAGGGCGTCGGCGTCCGACGGCGGAAGGGCCTTGATCTCCTCGTAGAGATGGAAGTTCTGTTCCATCTCCGTGCGGAGGGCCTCGATGTCAGTGAGTTGCTGCGCCGGACTCGTCTTCGTCGTCGCCTGATCCACTGGCCCCTGCTCCCATCACTGCCGTCAGGATGCGCATGAAGCGCCCGGCCTGCGCAGGATCCACACCTCGGTCGGCGAGGAGTTCCTCGGCCTTCTGATGGCGCTCGCGGCGTTCCACCTCGTCGTCTCCTTCGAGACCTTCGAGGCCCTTGCCGGTAATGAGCTTGTTCAGGAGGCTGAGTTCCTTGTGGACCTGCGGGTCACTCTCGCCCGTATCGGCTTCGTTGAGGATCTGGAGCACTACCCGGAGCCGCTGGATCTCCTTGGTCAGGCGCGGCAGGGACTTGGCGTCGGCGTCGAGAAGCTCCTGCGCCTTCTTCTGGAGGAGCGCCTTGGCGTCCTTGGCGGAGAGCGGCTTCTCGTCAACCGGCTTGGTGGTCAGGTCACGCCCCGGCAGGGACGGCTTCACGAGGTCGTCGGGATCGTAGATCGGCATGTCGTCGGGCGAGTCCTTGCGGGTTCGCCCTCTCTTCCGCTTGACAAGCGCCAATCTTGTTTCGTTCTGCCCGTCGGCCACGAGGCGGATGATACCATCCGCAGCCCCTCAGGACCCAACGATGCCGTTGTCCTCGAAGAAGGCGAGCCGCCAGCCGGTACGGGGGAGATGCTCTTCTATTGCGAGGTAGCGTTCGAGGAGGGTCCACGCCGTGTTCTTCGCGTTGCACGGCGTGTCGCCGGTCGCCATCAGCTTCACCCGGACCTCGGTGTCCGGGTGCGCGAAGTGGAGGACGTACCGGCGGACCGGGCGCATGGCCCCCATAGCCTAGCCCACCCGCCAGAAGTACGCCCATGCCCGACCGCGAGTCACGCGCAGGCATCGGGGGTTGCTGAATCCTCCGTTGGCGTAGAACACCCGCCGGGTGATCCGCATGTAACCGTGCAGGGCTGCCCGCATCACCGTTCCCCTCGGTACTCTTCCCACGTGTCGCAGCCAGCGTCGGCGGCAGCTTGCAGCCGCTCGTAGCGCGAGAGCGGTCGGCGGCTCGCGATCTTCTCGATGCAGGAGGAGCAGCCTTCCTCGTACTCCGCCGGAGACCAGTGGGTCTGCCGGAGCGTCTGCACCTGCTCGATGTCGCCCTTCGGCACGACCTCGCCGCAGTGCGGGCACTCGGTGAAGCTCGCCGCATGGTGCTCGTCGCAGTGCGGGTCGTAGGGCGCGTCGGCCTCGGTGAAGTGGGTCGCCGGCTTGTCGCAGTCCACGCAGAGCACCGGCTCGGGCGTAGGGAAGTGCGCGGCGAGGATGGCGGCGAAGAGCGGATGCACGTGTGTCGTCATGACCAATACTCCGTGGGAATGAAGCCGGCAGCGATGCACGCCTTCCGGGGCGTCTGCCCCCAGTACACCTGCCCCGGTCGGTAAGCCGGGTCGCGCACGATGTATCCGCCACGCGGGGCCGGCTCGATGACCAGCTTGGCGTCGATGGTCGCGAGGAAGGCCGAGGCCTTCCTTGCCGTGAACGCTCCGAAGTGTCCTCCGCGTCGCAGCATGGTCACCCCCTCGCCCGGATGCTGGCGTCGTAGGCGGAGCGAAGCTCGAAGTCGGCGAGCCACTCGTTGAACGCGGCGCAGTCCTCCGCGCAGAAGTCGGTCCTGCCGCAGCACACGCAGGCGACCGGGGCCGCCTCGGGCTCGGGCCGGAGGCCGATGTGCCCCTCGGCGTCGATGGCGTAGCCCGCGCGCTCCGCGCACGCACGGTGCAGGAGTTCGATGTAGTCGAGTTCGCCGTCGAACTCGTAGATGAAGTGGTCCACGGTGTCCGGGTGGCAGATGGCCACCGGCTTGCGGCACACCGCGCAGGAGCAGGTCAGGTCGATGGTCTGTGTCGTCTGGGTCAAGGTCGCCTCCACACGACAATCATACGCCCCTGACGCCTCAAAGTCAAGTCCCCTGCTTTGGCGGCCTCTTTCCGCTGCACTTCGGGCAGAGGTCCCCACCGGGCCGGCGGCTGAGAATCCAGCCAGCCCGGCGAGCCCTCGACCGGCACACGCTCCCCCGTTCGTGGAAGAACTGATGCGGGAACTCCCCGTACTGATGGTCCGGGTTCTCCGCGTCGCAGTAGAGGTCGAGCGTGTAGCAGCCGGCCTGCATCTACAGGGGCCTCGTCTCCCCCGGCACGAGGATGACCGCCTCCTGCGTCGAGTAGTCGAACACGTACCACGCCTCATCGCCGGCCTTCTCGACGGCCGCGCGGACCTTGCGGGTCGAGGCATCGGTCAGCTTGAGCGTGAAGCCCTGCGAGCCCCTGCGCACGGCCACGTGGAACCGGCGGACCTCGCGCGGCTCGACGACCTCGACCTCAGCCGGGTCGGTCACGATGCGCTCGGGATGGCTGTCGGCCTCCCATGTGGGCTTGGGCGTCGGTGAGCCGTCCGGCTGGAGGGCCGGCGTGGTCCACGAGGCACCGGGGTTCGAGAGGTTGACGGAGCGCCAGATGGCCAGCCCGCCACGGTTCTGGAGCCAGTCCCGGAAGCGATCCGCGTTCTCGGGGCTGACGGTCAGCTTCTCAGGCACGGAAGACCTCCTTGCAGTTCGGGCAGACCAGCGAGCCGCCCTCAGAGACGAGGTTGAAGGTGCCGCGAGCGTCGATGCGGCACCACGGACAGAAGCTCGGAGCCAGCGGCTTGGGCGCGTGGAACTCAGCCTCCAGCAGGGCGTAGAGCGCCTGCTCGGAGTCGAGGTGCCAGTCCCCCCGGCTCGTGCGCAGGTCGATGCGGGTCGGCGACCAGATGATCGCCTCGGCGTCGAGCGTGCGCGCGATGCCGAAGGTGATGGTCCGGACCTTCCCCCGCTTGATCTCGCGGAGGCCCGGCAGGATGCCGTAGGGCGCGGTCCAATGGGTCGAGCGGGCCGCGAGCCACTCGACGATGCGCGTCTGAAGCGCCTCGCGCGGGCTCACAGTTTGACCTCCGGGCGGTACTTCAGTTCGCGGCCCTCGATCTCCCCGACCACCGTGCGCGCCTTGCGCGTAGCCTCGATCAGCTTGCCTTCGAGCAGCCACTCCGCGATGGTCAGCAGGTCCGGCGCGTGCTCCAGCAGCGAGGCAAGGTGGAGGAGCTTCTTGACGTTGTAGCCGTCGCGGCTGCCGTCGCCGACGATGGTGCCGCCCTCGATGACCGACACGCCGTAGTCCTGCGCGCGGCCGTCGTCATCGGCATCCGGGTCGAACGTGTGCAGGTCGAACGTGAGCGGCGCGTCCGGGTCCGTCGGCTGCTCGATGCGCACCGCGAGGTCGTGAAGGAAGCGGTCAGCCACGGGTCACCTCCGCGTACAGGTCCGGGACATGAATCCCATCCTCAACGAGGCGGAAACCGCAGGGCGCGACCGCGAAGAGCTTGTTGCCGTCCTGCACGAGGTCGCCGACGCTCGTGCTGCGAAGCTCGCGCGGGTTCACACCGGACGGGATGAGGACCTCCTCGTTCTCGGTCCACGGGCGGTCGATGTGGTTCGTCAACTGGAACACCGCGCCGATCTCGTAGGCGCGCACGTCCGCCACGTGGCGGAAGTCTTCGGGGAACGTCGCGGGCTCGAAGCCGAACCCGGTTTTGAGCGAGTGGAAAACCCGGTATGTCATCACGCAACCTCCTTCGAGCCATGAATCTTCGCGTAGCACTCGGGGCCGATGCCGTGGTCGAGGGACTCGGGCACCGTCAGCGTCCGGCCGCAGCGTCCGCACCGGCCCTCGTGGCGGATGGCGTAGCCCTCGGGCAGGGCGCGCTTGCCGGCGAGCACCGCGAGCGCCCAGTTCAGGACGGCCACCGGCTTGGACTCGATGGTCAGCCGGCTCTTCGCCGTCAGCTTGACGACCGGCGCGTTGAACGGGATGGGCACCACGCGCCCGATGTAGGTGTAGTCGCTCTCGTTGTCCGGGCCGGTGAGCAGGCTCGCGAACCAGATGACCGACGCCTCGGCGGTGTTCTCGACGGCGTTGCCGGAGAACTCCTTCGCGCGGACGCGGTAGGTGTAGTGTTCGCCCTTGGGGTTCTGGACCGTGAAGGTCGCGTTCCCCGCGAGCACGAAGTCGATGCTGATGTTGGTCTTGGTCAAGGTCGCCTCCACACGACAATGATACGTCAGGGAGGCCTGAATGTCAAGCGGGGCGCTTTTGGCGGGCGTAACCGATGAGCCGGACGCTCCGAGAGGAGGGCGTGTCGTGGGCTCCCCGGTACCACCCGGCCGAGTAGCCGGTCTCGTAACCAAGGTGCCACGCCTCAGCGAGCGTCTTTCCTTCGAGCGTCTCTTCGAGCTTTGCCCGGACCTTCGCCATCCGCGCCTTGGCGCTCGCCGCGCCGGCCTTCCGCATGATGGCCCGGCGACGTTCCTTCAGGTCCGGGTCCGAGGCCTCGCGCCACGAGCGCCAGATGCCGGCGCACGCGAAGCCGCAGACGATCTGGCCCTTCCGCATGGCCCTGACCTTCTTGCAGACCGGGCAGCGTCTCCGCCAGTGCTTACCGCACGGCACCTGCGTTCTCCAGCGACGCCACCCCATCGAGGGTGACGGTAGCCTTCCGGCCGGGAGGGTGGACGCGCGCCACGAGGCAGACGCCGGGCTTGCTGCGGTAGTAGCCAAGCCGGGAGGCTGCGTCTGCGCGGCTCGTAGCCCACTCGATGCAGGTCTGCTTGCCGTCGGTCCAGACGGCAGCCCACGAGAAGGAAGACGGGATCAGGTCGAGGGGTTCCATACGCCGTACCTTTCCGAGAACGGAGTGAGCAGCCGGCGCATGGCCGGAAGACCGCCGGCCGCGAGCCAGTCAGCCGGGTCGTGCGCCGGGTAGGTAGGGACCACGACTTCCCACTCCCGCCGCCGGCCGACGATGCGCTCGGCAGACTCCCGGCCAACCTCATCCATGTCGGTCAGGATGCAGGCTCGCCGGACGTATCGGTCGAGGAAGCGGAGCACCACCTTCGTGGGGTGGCTCGTGAGCAGGGCGATGGTGTTCGGCACGCCGGCCGCGCGCACCGCGAAGTAATCGAAGATGCCCTCGACGACCACGGCCTGCTCGCGCTCGTAGATCGCGTCGGCCGCGAGCGCCATGCCGAAGGCCGGCGGGTACACCTGCCGGCTGCCCGCGTAGAAGGTCTGGTACCGCTTCTCGTCGAGCCGCCGGCTCTGGAGGCCGATGACATCCCCGAGCGGGCTCGTGATGGGGAAGAGCAGCCGGCCCCGGAGGCTCCACCGCTGCCAGTCGAGGAACTCCTTGGTGCAGGCCGCGACCGGGTAGCCAGCCGGGAGCGCACCGAGCCGATGGGCGATGGCCTCCTCCAGCGGGACGCCCCGGCCCTTGAGGTAGGCGACCTTCTCGGGCTCGGCAGGTAGATGCGCCGTCGCGTCGGTGATGATCTGCTCCAGCCACGGGAAGGCTGCCATCAGCCCTCCGCTCCCTCGTTGGAGCGTGAGAGGCGGTACTTCCGCGTGCCCTCCCGCACCACCCTCGCCTGCTTGATCAGCCGACTGATGGTCTGCCGGACTGACTCCTGATTCGCCTCAACGTGATGCGCGATCTCCCGTGTCGTGAGCGCGCCGCACTTCGCGAGGTCCTCGATGATCTCGTCCTCAAGCTGACCGGGCTTCCGCTGCCGCCTCGACTCCCTCTTCTCGGGCTTCTCAGGCTTCTCGGGCTCCGGGGTGGCCTCCTCGACATGCCGGATCGCCACCGAGCGGACCTTGAGGTGGAACTCCAGTTGCGCCGTCAGCTTGCCCCGTTCGTATTCGAGCGTCAGCAGGCGGGTGATGAGTTCGAGAACGTCATCCCCGTGGCTATCGGGCAGGGACGAAGGTGGTGCCATCGGCAGTCTCTTCAGCTTCGTACGCGCGGGTAGCGTAGGCGAGGTAGCCCTTGTGATGGGTCACGAGCACCAACGTCACACCGAGCGTGTCTGCCAGTTCGCGAAGCAGCCGTGCCGTAGGGTCCACGTACTGCTCGCTGATGAAGGAGAAGGACTCGTCGAGGAAGAGTACGGGCGCAAGCCCGAGTCGCCGGCACACGAGCAGCCGGAGAAGGAAGGCGACCACCGAGGCCGGGCCGCCGCCAAAGGCGTCGAGGATCGGGGCCTCGACGCCGCCGTCCACGAGCTTGGGCTCCATCCACTGAAGGCCGCGCTTGCTCTCGACCTCCACCTTGAACTGAAGCGCGAGGTCCTCGAAGACGGTGCGAAGGCCGTAGGTCACGAGCTTTTCGACGGACTCCAACGACTCCATCGAGACGATCTTCAGCAGCGTTTCGAGCGCCGAGGAGCAGTGCGTCAGGAGCGTGGTCTCACCTTCGAGGCCGCCGATCTCCGTGTAGAGCGCACGGACCTTGGCCTCCTGCGCCTCCCGTAGGCCCACGAGCCGGTGCGTCGCCGTCGAGAGTTCATCGAGGGTCACCGCAGGCCTGCCTGCTTGGCCGCCACGAGGATGCCGTCGTAGACCTTCGTCTCCTCGGCGACCTTCACTTCGAGTTCGTTCACGAGTTGTGCAAGCTGGCCTTCGAGCGCCGTGAGTTCCTGCTCGCAGTTCTCGGGGTTGATGCCGAGCTTGGTGAGTTCCTCGTCGGTCTGCGCGAGTTGCTGCCGGGCCACGTTCACCGAGGCCTCGGCTTCCGCGCGGAGCTTTGTGGCCTTCGTGGCGCTCTCACGGAGCTTGAGGATCCGGTCCGCTGTCGATGCTGCCGCCATTCTCCCTCCCGTGCTGCTCGATGGCGAAGTCGCACAGTTCGCGACCGACGCCCGTCTTGTGGAACGTACCGATAAAGTGCGGCAAGTACTCAGCCACCCTCGGCCCCGTCGAACCTCCGATAAGGGTCACGGGTCGCGTTTCCCCGTTGTCCAATTCCTCGACGGCAAGCGAGATAGCCTTCTCCGTCCGAAGGAACTCCGCCGGGCAGGAGCCGAATCCGAGCAACCTGCACATGTTCGTTCCCCGGCACTCCTTCTGCTCCTCGCTGCCGATCTTCGTGGGGTCGTAGAAGACCGCGAGTAGGTTGTCCGGGACGGGACCAAGAACCGTGAGCCTCATTTCGCCTCCACGTAGAAGTTGCGCTCGCCCATGCCGCAGTTCTCCCGCAGTTGAGCTAGAGCACGCTTCCGGCTATTTTCGCCGGTCCCGAACACTTCCACGAGGATGCCGCACTCGGTGCAGGTCGCCCGGATCCCGGCGACCCGCCGCCCGCCCTCCTCGATCTCTACCTCGGTGATCTCCGCCTCCACCGTTCGTGACCTTGCCACTCCGCTACCCTACTATTCTGCTCGGCGGGCTCCAGCGTTGAGTCACTCGAAGCCCGTCGTGCCGACGTTGGCCTCCGAGTCGATGGTCACGGTCTTCTGGTTCCGCCAGAGCCATGCCCGACCCTCGGGACAGTCCGACTTCCATTCGCAGTAGCGGCAGTGGCCCCCCGGCGTTGGCGCGTAGTCCTTCGAGCGTACCCGCGCGATGGTCGCCTTGACACCCTCGATGAACCGTTCGAGCACTTTCCGTCTGACCGGCCGCCACACGATGCGCCCAAAACGGTACCACCAAAAGCCGACCTTGGTCGGCAGCCGGCGGAACCGGCTCGCGAGCACCCCGAGGGCGTAGAGGCGAAGCTGGTCGGCCTCGACGAACTTGCCGAAGCTGCCGCCCGCCTTCCCGTCGAGCACGGTCAGGGAGCCATCGGGGTGCTCGAAGAGGAAGTCCACCCGGCCAACGATACGGTCCGGGCCGAGCGGGACCTCGATCTCGAACTCGGAGAGGTTGGTCACCCCGAGCAGGCGCTCGGTCTTGATGACCTCGACGATCTTCGGCACGGCGTCGAGGGCGGTCGCGAGCCACTTCTCCTGCTCACCGGGACTCCAGAGGACCGCCTCGGCCTCGGTCACCTGCCGGCCGATGGTCGGGATCTCGGTGAGCATCCGGGCGGTCGTGTTGTGCGGGTCGCGCCACCACTCCTCGACGTAGAACCGCTCGACGGTCTTCTGGAGCACGTGGCCGATGTAGGCCCGCTTCCCGTCCCACGGTGGCAGCGGACGCTTGTCGATCCGCTGCCACTTGAACTTCAGCGGGCACTTCTTGTAGAGCGCGAGTTGCGAGTACGACCAGTAGGCCATCAGACGGACGGCTGCTCGGCCGCCTCGATGTACTGCGCCACGCGCGAGCGGACTTCCTGCGGCAGGTCCATCGCCGAGAGGCGGTCGGTCAGCGTGGTGGTCGCCGTGGTGTGCGAGAGCAGGTCGGCCGTCAACTGCTCGACGAACTGCTCGATGTGGGCGCGCTCGGCATCCTTCTTCGCCTTGAGCTTGAGGTCGAAGATCTCGGACGCCGGCCGGAACTTCAGGCGGACCTGCCGGACTTCCTGCGCCGAGGTGTCGATGAGCGCGCACTTCACGTCACGCTCGACGACCTCCCCGGTGAGCGAGCCCCGGCTGATGGCTCCGAGGTTGACGAACAGCTTCGGGGCAATCTTGTGGACGCCCCCGTCGGAGTGGTCGTGGCCGAACACGAAGATGTGGTACGGCAACTGCGCGAGGTCGTCGTACCGAAGCACCGGCTCGCCGAAGTATTCCCCGCCCGTGGGGCTCGCGAAGCAGTGCGCCATCAGGATGTTCGTGCCGGCCGGGCGCGGCAGCTTCATCCAGCACTGCCAGTCGAAGGCGTCGGGGAACGGGATGCCGAGGATGTTCACGTCCCCCTCGCTGTCGGTGAAGGTGACGGTGCCGTCGCGGCCCTCGCGGCACGAGACGTTCTCCATCGCGCCCACCGAGTAGATGAGCCCGAGGGCCTGCTCATCGAGCGTCTCGTAGCGGTTGTGCAGGAGATCGTGGTTGCCGGGAATGGTCAGCACGCGGATGCCGGCCTGCCGGAGGTCCCGGCTCCACTCGACGAGGCGGATGAGGACCGGGATGCCGATCTTCGCCTTGTGGTGGAACACGTCACCCGCGATGAGCAGGGCCTTGGCCTCGACCTTCTTCGCGAGCAGGGCCATCTGGTCGAGCAGGTCGAACAACTCCTCGTGGTAGTTGTCGGTCCGGCTGGCCGGCGGCCGGCTCGCGAGGTGGATGTCGTTGCACGCGATGAACTTCACGGCTGTCCCCTGAAGCGGGCCGCGAGACGACGCAGCAAAACCGCACGATTGTGGTGACCCGCAGCCAGTCGCTCACATCGCTCCGCTGCCGTAGCCACCACCTCATCCCATGTGCCGAACCGATACCCGTCGTTGTCCGACACGAGCGGGTGTCCCTCCAGATTCGCCCGGAGAAGAATATTTCGGATGAACCGCTTCCCAGTATCCCGCCTCTGGAACCTCCACCACGGCTTCTGAGCGAGCGCCGATACGAGGGGATCCACATGGAGCGGGCCGAGCTTGAGCAGGTCCACGAGGTCGCGGACCATCTCGCTGGTCACGGGCAGGTCCTTGATCGCTGCGAGGATCTCCTCGTCGAGGCCGGTAAACATGTCATACGTGGACATGGGCGATCTCCTGTTGGCAGAGCGGGCAGATGTCGAGCGAGTCCATCAGGGTGGTGAGGTCGGCCTCCACCGTCTCGGCCTCCGTCATGGCACTGCGGTGCGCCGCCTCGGCCCGCTGGAGGGCCGTCAGGTTCATGATGCGAGCCCCCGTCAGCCGGGAGAGGGCATCGGCCTTTTGCTGCCACGGCACGATGCGGGGCACCTTCGCCGACCACTCTGGCGGAAGCTGCCGGGCCGCCGTGTCGATCAGGCCGCGCCGCCGGGTGACGAGCGCGAAGGCCTGCTCCCGCTGGCGGGTGGTGTGATCGAGGACCGCCGGCACCTCGGCGAGCGGCGAGGTCGGGATGGGCTGGATCGTGCTCAGGAGCAGGCCCCGCTTCACAACCAGCACGCGCGCCGTCATGGCATCGACCCCGAGGTCCACCCTCACCTCGGTGGCAGCCGGGAGGGTGTACGCGGCCGTGTGAACGAGTGCCGACCGGCTCTTCGCCAGCCGGGCAACCGTGTCCACGCGGAACCGCACCTCCTCAACCGGGCCAACCTCGGTGAGCGGTGGAACCTCGGCTCGGGAGAGCGCGAGGCACGCCTGACGCCGCGCCACGAGCGCCCTGATCCGCTCGACCCGCTGCCGGAAGCGCGCGAGCGCCTCGGCGTCCCTCGCCAGCCCGGCGACGCGGGCCGCGAACTCGGGCACCTCATCGAGCACTTCGAGCTTCGAGACCTCGGCCTGATGGTCACTCCGCCGCACGCCGAGCAGTTGCTTGGTGCTCTTCAGGTCGCTCCCGCAGCGTCCCTGCGCCGTCAGGATCACGGCGTGGCGGCTGATGACCGAGAGCACGTCGGAGACGAAGCTGCCGGTCTGCGTGAGCAGGAAGAGCGGCTCGAACTGGGTCGCGACCTGCGGCCGGATGTAGCTGCCCTTCTTCCGCTCCTTGTCGCCGATCCACACGTCCCGATAGCCGGCTTCGTCGATGGGTGGCGGGGCTCCGGTGCCGACGCGGCCGTACGAGGTGCCGTTGATGAGATAGTCGTTGACCGACTTGCCCTTCGTCCACGTGACGTTGATGGTCCCGCCGGCCACGGTGGGCAGGTCCTCGACGACCACGACAGACCGGCTCGCCCCCTCGCGCACGAACTGATCGCCGGGGCGGTTGAAGAGCGCGCCCTCGACCGCGCGGATGAAGGCCGACTTGCCCCGGTGGCTCGGGCCAACGAGCACGGTGAGGCCCTCGACCTCGACGGTCGTGTTCTTGAGGCTCTGGAAGTCCTTGATGGTGACCTTCATACCCTCACCCTTGCCCTCGCCGGCAACGTCCAGTCGTCCGCCGGAGCCGGCGACACGTCCTCAGGAAGCACCGGATGCTCCTTGCTCCAGAGGCCGAACCGCACGAACACGACCGGGATGCGCCGCGTCACGGCCAAGTACGCCGGCTCGTAGTCCTCGTCGTACCCGAGGAGAGTGGTTCCCCCTCCCGAGGCCTTGTGGAACTGGCCCTCGCACCGGAACCCGCGCCCGGTGACGATGCCCCGGAGTGACGCCTCGAAGCGTGTCCAGTGCAGGTCTCCGTTGGTCTCCCGATCCTTCTGGAGCACGGCCGACACGAGCACCGGGGTGCCGATGGTCACGACTTCTGCCTCCCGACGAGTGCCTTGGTGAGGGCCTGCTCGATGGCCACCGTGACGATCTTGCGGACCTCCTCGTCCCAGAACAGTTGCTTGACCGCCGAGTCGATGGCCTCCTTGATGGCCTTGGAGACCGCGTACTTGACCTCCTGCTCGATGAGCGGGGCCGCATCGAAGTGCTCGATGGCCTGCTTCACCTGCTCGTCCACGTTGAGCGCCACCTCCGCCTGCCGCACGGTGAGCGCGTGGACGATGGCCTGCCGCATCCCCTCCAGTTCGAGCTTGACCAGTACCATTCCGTCGTCAACGGGCATCGATCACATCCTCTCGCGCATGTCCGGCAGGGAGGAGCTTGACCCTGCCGCTGGCGACCGCATCGAGGCGTGGAAGGATGTGGTCGCCGATGGTCCTGTCGTCGGGGAGCACGATGTTGGCGAGGAACTCCTGCTCGAAGGTCGAGATGCCGGCGTCCACGGCTTCGAGCTTCGCCTTGATGCAGAGGCCGAGCGCCCGCCAGCGTTGCCGGCAGGCCTGCTCCCAGTTCCGGAGGCACGCGGCCTGCGGGAGGGCCTTGAAAGTGAATTTCGAGCGGCCGTCACGGGTGAACTTCGGGTCCTTCTTGTCAGGCAGGACCATCTCGAAGCGGACAAGTCGGTTGTGGATCTTGAAGGCCACCATCGCGCGCTCCTGATCCCACCCGCTCATGAACTGCGTCGCCCCGTAGCGGGAGAGCGTGCGCTTGATCTCAGCCTCGCTCCGCTCGACGGGGACCTCGGTGTTGCGGGCGTACTGCGCCATGTCTCACCTCTGAAGCGCCGCCTTGATCTCCGGGATGGAGGTCACGGCCTCCAGCAACCCGTTCGCGATGTCCGCGTGGCCGCTCACGAAGTCGTACAACTGGTCGGTGCCGCGCACGGTGAAGTTGCCGCCAGCCCCCTCGTAGAAGTAGTTGCCGCCCCCCTTGTGCTGGATGATCCCGTGGCTGACAGCGAGGTCGATGACCGTCTGCTGGTTGTCAATCCCGAACAGCCCCTTCGACTCGTCGAAGCGAATGACGAAGGTGGCCTTCCGGTAGGGGGTGGCCACTTTGTTCTTGAAGCACTGGGCCTCGTGCAGGTTGCTGACCGGGACCTCGATCTCCTTGCCGGTGAAGTGGTCCATCCGCTTCACCTTCTGGTTGCCCTTCTGCACGATGCGCATGTCGAGCCGGAGGCTGGAGAAGAACTTGAGCGCCGAGCCCCCGAAAGTCTTCTCCTTCATCTCCCGGCTCTGGAAGGCCGGCTTCCAGCCCGTGTCCACGTTCTGACGCATCTGGTTGATGAAGACGAGCGCCGTGTTGCTCTTCTCGGCCGTCTTCGTCAGCCGTGGCAGCGTGCTCGCGAGCAGCCGGGCCACCTCACCGATGCGCCCGGTCTCATCGATCTTCCCGTCGTACACCGACTGCGGGACCATGCCCGGCACCGAGTCGGTGATCACGATGTCCACCTCGCCGGTCTCCGCGAGCCGCTCGACGATGCGGACGGTCTCCTCGAAGCTGTCTGGCGTCAGGTAGAGGCCCTTCTTCTCATCGTCGGTGACCCATCCGATGTTGCGCGCGAGGTTCAGGTCCACGCCGCGCTCGGCGTCGATGTAGACCGGGTAGAGTCCCTCGGCCTGCGCGTTGGCGCACGCCATCATGCAGAGCGTCGTCTTGCCCGAGGCCTCCCACCCGAACACCTCGGAGAGCCGGCCGCGCGGGAACCCGCCGATGCCCGTGATGATGTCCACGGCCAGCGAGCCGGTCGAGATGCCCGTGAGCTTCTCGTCGGTCTCGAAGGCCCCGGCGATCTCCTTCTTCAGATACCGCAGGGCATCGGGTAGCCCCTTCTTCTCGTCAGCCATTCGCCCGCACCAACCTGAGAAACTCCTCCGCCGCGATCACGACGTGAAGAGGGGTGGTATTGCGTCGGCAAAAGATGACCGGCTGCCGGTTCTTCTTCGCCGCGTTTGCCTTCGCCTGCTCGATGGTCTTCCAGACGTTGAGGGCCTCGACGTTCTTGCTCTCGATGGCGTACGGGAAGTCCTGCGCCGCACGAGGCGAGAGGTGAAGATCCTGCCCCCCGACGCTCGTCGTCTGGATCAGGATGTCATCCTCCTCCCAGTGCGGGAACGTGGCCCGGAGCAGGTCGCGCACTTCGAGCACGGCCCGTCGGCCCTTGGCCTTCGCGCTCCGGGGCTTTCGTGCCGTCCGGCCCTTCTTGCCGGCGGATGCGAGCGCCTCATGCTCGTGGATGAGGGAGCGGAGAGCCTCGGCGGCCTTGGTCTTCAGGCCAAGTGACTCGGCTTGTGCCAACCAGTACTGCGGGGTGCGTGTAGCCATCAGGTAGAAGGTGGGCGGCGTAGAAGACCCGTCACTCTGGAGACCGCCGCCCGGCATCTCCGTGACAGGAGCCCTAAGACGTGTGAAGGTCAGGGCCAATCTATTGTTGTCACCACCCTCGAAGGATGATGACGAGGACCATGATGGCGAGCCACGCGGTGACGTGCAGTCGAGTGATCGGCCTCCGCCAGTACACGACGCCCCAGACTCCGAGCGCCAGTACCAAAAGCAGCCCCGCCACTACGTGACCGAGGTCCTTGGCCAAAGCCAGAACATTCAGAGCCACGGCGAGCAGGACGAGATAGGCAGCGGTACGCATAGCCCCCTCAGCACATCAGAGCGTAGACGACACCCGCCATACCCGCCATCCATGAAAGCTCGGGCATGAAGCACGAGATCAACGCCATCACCGCCACGGCCAACTCCATCCCTCCGCAGAAGTCGCCCCCGCCGCTGAACTCAGGGTACCCCCCGAAGTCATCGCCCGGCTTCTGGATCCGGACCACCGAGTACCCTTCCTCGACGGCCTTCGCCTGCCGTTCAAGGCGAGACTTGGCGACCAGCAACACCTTGGCGAAGCCGTGCCGCTTGACGAGCGCGATCCCTTCCAGCAGCTTGGCCTCGTCGAACGATCCGATCTCCACCCCGTACTCGGTGCGCATCTCGTTGGCGTACGCCGCATGGCGCTTGCGGCCCATCTCGATGGCCTCCCCCTCGTCAAGGGTCCCGATGGCCTTGTCGAGGGCCTGCAAACGCTCCGGACCCGCGTGGACGAGGCCCACCTCGGTAAGCATCGCCAACTTCCGGATACCGCTGCCAGCCGTGGCGCGGTCAGGGTGCCGGGCGAGCTTGGCGTTCCTCTTCACCTCGCTCTGGACGTAGGCCGCCATCGGGTCGGCCTTCTTCGGCTTGGCCAGCAGGCTCACAGAGACCGGATCAACCACGAAGCAGGACACAAGCAGCACAACGAACAGCGTACGGACCTTGCTCCACATAGTGACCTCCTACAGTCTGGTTGTGCCCGGATGTCCCCCCGTCCGGGCGGCCGGGTTCAGCCTCCAATGCCCCGCGAAAGGCCGGGGGTTGGAGTGGGAAGCGGAGCCGCTGTTAGCCGCGCAGGAGTTCGCCGATGTCCTGCACCGGCTGATCCGAGACGACCGACGGGCCAGTCATCACCGGACCCGCCGCGCCGAGGACCTCACTCCACTCCTTCGCATCCGCGCGCCTGCCCACCGTGCGCTCCAGCTTGCCGGCGAGCGACGCGAGGAAGGCCTCGACCAGCGACCCGTAGTTCTGCTTGAAGTCCGGCCGGTTGACGATGCTCTCCCGGCACGACTGCAACTGGATCTTCTGGTACTGCTCGTCCTCGCAGCGCACGAGCAGGTCGTGCTGGTCGAGCGGGAACTCCTTGTGCGAGGTGCGGAGCGTGACGTAGACCTGCTCGCTGAACCGCCACACCTTCAGCCGATAGCCGAACGGCGACACGAGCGAGCCCTCAGGCGTGGTGTTGTAGTGGATCACCGGCACGGCGAACCGCTTGCGAGGCGAGTCGAGCTTCTCGCAACACGTCGCGATGCGCGTCGGGATCTCCTGCCCGTTCTTCGTCACGAAGGTGGAGTTGCAGAGGTAGTACCCCTTCTCCGGGATGAAGTGGACCCGGCCGAAGGTGACGCTGCGCGGGACGAGGATGCCGACGCGATCCACGTGGCCCTTCCGGCCCTTGAACACATCGAAGTCAGAGGTCGAGATGGACTCGTCATCGAAGGTCGTCTGCACGACGTTCGGCGGAAGGTGCTGATGCTGCGCGGCCGGCGGACCCGCGAGGCCGGCCAACTGGCTGAGGTCGGTGATCGGGGTGGGGTTCTGCTCGGACATGGTGTCTGCTCCTCAGGACGTGGTACTTGGTCAGGTAACTGAAAAGGGGCGTGCTTACCGAGCACGTCATCGTTTGGCTATTGAAAAGGGTCGGATCCACTCCCGGCCGGTCTGACCCCGTGATCAGCGGTGCCAACCATCGGAACCACGAGCAGCCCGTCGCGGGTATCGCCGCCGAAGCGGAGGTCGTGCTTTTTTCATGCCCGCCCGACCCTGACGGATTATACCGACGGCTCCTCCGTTGCGTTGAGGTCCGGCGAGGAGAGGTCAAAACCCTCCCCGACGGCCGTGTCCACTGCCGACTTCCTCGGCTTGCTGCGCCGATACTCGGCGGGCGTCTGGGTCCCGAACATCTGCCGGACGATGGCCCCCTGCTGGTAGCGGACCATCGACTTCGGCTGACGCGGCACGGTCTCCCCGTTCGGGAGTCGCCGGGGCTTTGCACCAACCCCAAGCACCTTCAGGTAGAAGCTGCCCCACCCACTCGGAAGTCGGAAGTAACCCTTCTTCGCCGTCGTCGCCATCATGTGTTCGATGATGGCTTCGTAGAGGAGCTTTGCCGTCGCCCGCGAGATGGAGCGGTGCGCGTGGCGCTTCATGGTCCGGACGATGAGGTTGAGCACCTCCTCGGTCTGCGGGATGCGGCCGGCCTCCTCCTCGTTCAGGGCCGCGAGCTTTTCCGTCGTGCGTTCGGGCAACATCTACCTCACCTCGCTCAGGAACGCGGAGATGTCATCGACCTGCGCCGAGACCTCCACGGGGTTGGCCGGCCTCGGATCCGACGCGAAGGCAGTCTCCGCCGTCACGCTCGGTACCTCCGGCGGCACGATGGTCGGGCTCGTTTGAGGAGCCGGCGGAGCAGGAGCCGGTTCGTCGGCGGGCGGTCGGACCTCGCCGATCTTGAACTGGAGGTCCACGAGGCCGGACGCGAGCCGGATATCGCTGTCGGTGGTCTTCATGTTGTGCCGGGCGTAGTTGAGGCTCCGTTCCAACCCGCGCAGGTCGTCGAGCCCATCCTGAGCCGCGTGCCACTTCTTCCGGAGGTCGGGCAACTGCGCTGACGCGCCGGCCACCGAGAGCGCCGTCTTCCACGCGCGGGCCTCCCGCTTGGCGGTCGCCAGTTCGCGCTCGACCTCACTCGTCAGCGTCAGGAGCCGGTCCTGATGCCTCCGACAGTCCTGCAACTTCTCCAGCAGGTACGTCGCCCCTCTCACGCTCGAATGGTCCAAGGGGACCTTCATCCCCTCCAGTTCCCGGTAGATCTCCGCTATCCGTTCTGGCGTCATGTTTCACTCCTGCAAGTCTCGGGTACAGTTCCTTGGCCTCGCGCATCTTCTGTACGGTCTCTTCCTTGCTCATCACCCCGCCGATCCAGAGGTCGGTGTAGACCTTCGTCAGCAGGTTCGGCGTCTGGAGGATGGCCGCCAGTTGCGCCGCATCCATCGAGATCGGCTCGCCCTTCGGATCGTGGAAGGTCACGGTCATCGAGGACTCGAAGCTCCGGAAGTCGTCGCCCACCTTGACGGTCCGCTTCGCCGAGACCTGCACCGTCACGTTGCGGACGGAGAGCGACTCGGCTCGTGCAACCAGTTCAGGCGCGGGCTCGGGAATACTCATCAGGCACCTCTCGTTCGAGGTAGGCGCGCACCCACGGGAGCACACGCTCGTACATCAGCGTCTTTTGCGCCGGGACGCGGAGCAGGTAGGCCGGGTGCGGCAACGGAAGCAGGGTGAACGGGCGGTCTCCGAAGTCCACCTTCATCCACCACGGCGTCATCACATCCGGGATACCCTCGACCTTCCCAACAAGGCCTTCGAGTGCAGGCCGGCCAAGCGCGATGAGGATCTTCACGTTGACGAAGGTCCCCAGTTCCCGCTTCAGCCACGTCTCCTGACACACGTTGATCTCGCGCGCCCGAGGCCGGCGGTTGTTGTAGGTGTGGCACTTCACGATATTGGTCACGAGAATCTTCCGGCGATCCAACCCGAGGCGGTTCAGCCACACTGCGAACTCATCACCACCACGGCCCACGAACGGCACGCCAGCCTCGTCCTCCTCCGAACCGGGGTTCTGGCCGATGACCATGATCTCGGCGTCGCGCGGACCGACGCCGGGGACCACCCGCATGGCCTCATCCCGGCAACCGCAACGGCGGCACGCCAGCAGATCGGCAAACCACGGCACCGAGTCGTACATCGAGGTCGGGTCGGTGCCGTTGATGGCGTGGATGTCCACCGTCACCGAGCGCCCCCTATCTCCTCATCGGCCCACTTGTGCGCATCGCGGAGGTGGTCTTCGAGCGTCGGCCAGTCCTGCGCCGTCTGCTTACACGCGGGGCAGCGGATGGGAATGGGCGGCGGTGTCGTCAGGTCCGCGAGGACCTGCCCGAACTCCCGGACACTTCCGTCCACCCGGTAGAGTTCGCCCCACGACGGTCCCATTGAGACCTCGACGGCGAAGTTCCCACCGACCTGCGACAACGCACCGACGCGGTGCGCCAGTTCAACATGCCGGTCCACTGGAACATGCACGTCAAGCTGGTAGAACACCCGGTCGTAGAGCGGGATCACCGAGGAGAAGCCCGCCATCTCCGCCCCCGCCCGGAACTCCGACTCATGGCGAAGGAAGGCAAGCATCATCTTGAGCGCCGTCGAGACCGACTCCATCACGACCGCCCCGTGGACTTTCCGGCCCTCGCTCACGTGGATCCTCCGGCCGAGCCATGCCTCGACCATCGGCACCTCAGCCGTCTTCGCGAGGAGCCAGTCGTGCCACCTCGGGGCCGCCGCGACGAACTTCTCGACGTAGGTCGTCGCATCCTCCTTGAGGGCCTCGGAAACACGCGGAGTGTTCGGGCCGTGCGTCGCAATGTTCTTCCAGACGGTCTCGGCCTTAGCCCTATCGCAGGACCACAACGAGGCAAGGACCTCGTAGGGGTCCGTCGTCGAGATAACGGCCTTGAGCGCCGGGTCCCCGGAGAGCAGAGCAACCATCGTCAGGTCGGCGTACGGCCACGCAACGCAGACCCACCGCTTGTAGGGGTCCGCCTTGAAGTTCACGCGGTCGGCCTTCCGCACGTTCGAGAGGCTCGGCTGCCGACTGACGATACGGCCCGATCCACTCTCGTGAACCGTAGCCCAGATGGGATGCACCCGCTCGTCAGCCCACTGGTAGCCGGCCACACTCATCTCCATCAGGAACGAGGCGACCTGCTTCTCCAGTTCGTACGCCGCCCGCTGGCCCTTGAGCATCGAGGTGAGGACCTCGGCTGCGCGCCACACCTCGACGGCCCCCTCCTCGGTGAACGGGGGACGTGCGCCAAGCGGCTCCCGCAGCATGGTGGCCGCGAGCAGGGCATCCCCGATGATGGCCGGGGAGATGTCGCCACAGAGGCGGCGCACAACCGTCGTCGTCACCGGGGCCGACCACGTGTAGAAGGTCCGTTGCCTGAGCACCTCCCACACCTCACCCCGTACACTCGGATGCGCCTCGGAGAGGGGCACCTTCCACCCGCGAAGCTCGCCCCGGTACCGACCGGCGAATGTCACGCTGAGGAGCTTCGGCAGCCCATCACGCTCATGCCACGGAAGCGGGATGTTCGTCTCGACGAGGAGCCCGAGGGGATCGGGCACGTCAGTGAGAACGACCTCCAGTTCGCTGCGGGTCAGGATCATGAAAGCGGCCTCACGTACCGCTCGAACATCCCATCAGGTCCGATGAAACAGATCTCGGTCCACGCCGTGACGTACCACTCGCTCGTGTCCCCGCACAACCACGCCGCGCAGGCCCGGTCGTAGTACTCGCGCGCCGCGCGCTCAGTTGCTTTCGCTTCACCCGCGAAGGCTTCGAGGAGCTTGTCCTCCCCGTTCACCTTCACCCGGACCTCAAACCGTTGGCGTGGAAAAGGCATCTGTCCTCCGAGCGGCCCGTCTTGCCGCCGCCATGTGCGACCGCACTGTTGAAGGGTTCATCCCGAGATGTATCGCGATATCCCGAGGGCACGGGTCACCGACAGCGAGCGCCGCCGCGAGGACCTCGTGGATCTGCACGTCACGGTGCAGGCTGAAGAGCCGCCGTCCGAGCTTGTCGATGACATCCGCCGCCTCGATGCGGCCCTCGAAGCGGAACAGGCTCGGCTGCGTGCGGTAGTCCTCGATGCTCCGAGCGTTACGCAGCGGGTCGGATCGCCGCCGCTTCCAGTACGAGTAGAGGACGTTGCGCACGAGCGCGCTCAAGCTCGTGATGAAGCGGCCTTCGTGGACCTCGTAGTAGGCCCGGCAACGGCTCAGGAAGTCACGCTCAATGACGCGGACGTAGACCATCTGGCGCAGGTCCAACAACTCGTCCTCATCGAGGAAACGCCCCGCGAACTTCCGCAGTGACCAGAAAACGAAGCGGTCGTAGTCTGCTACAAGCTCTTCCACGGAACTCGGGACGTTGTGCGCCATTCATCCCTCCCTGAGACGCCAAACCATTTTCGGACCGGCGGAGGGAGTGTAGCACACCCGCGAACTGGACTGCAAGGCCCTTTGCTAACTTTACGGCATCGGGCAGGGCGGAAAGTTGCAGGGGACGCGAAGCTGAGGTGAAGGTGGAGGGAAAATGCCCTTTTATGCCGCAAACAGGTCGGCGTAGGCCTCAGCAACCCCCTCGGGAGCCGGCAGCCGGCGCAGGACCGTGACCCGTCCGTTCTCCCGGCGGTAGGGCGTCGCGTAGGCCTCGGTCCCCCATCGGGAGGCGACGACCACGAGCACGGCATCGACCTTCACCTTGTCGGCGCTCTGGATGAAGCCGTCGTAGACGAACACAACCCCATCTGCTCCCGAGGCCTGCACGGCACGCTTGAGCGTGAGATGGCGGTCCCGCACATCGAGAATCGGGACCAGTCCGATGGACTCCTGACCCCCCTCCGAGCCGACCGTCACGGCGCAGGGCGGGGCTCCTCCGAGCGGTAGGTAGGCGTGCATCGCTGAGACGAGTTGGCTCTCGATCTCAGCGAGCAGGACCTTTGCCCGGTCAGGAGACAGAGCCATCAGGGTCGCCCACGAGGGCGTTGGCGTCCCCGACGATCTCGGTCTTGGCCCTGAGCGTCGGCAGGACGGCAGCGGCAGCCCCGCGCTTCGGCCCCTCTGCGGGCTTCCCCGCTGCGGGCTTCGACGAGAGAGCCGGCTCCTTCACGACACCGCCCCGCTCGACGACGAGCCCGGCATCGAGAGCGGCCGTGAGTCGATTCACGCCGAGCGACCAGATGGCCTTCACGAGGTCGTCGTAGGTGATGTCCGGAACACGGCTCTGCGCCGTCTTGAGCAACCCGGCCAGCGGCGTCGTGAGCAGGGTCGGGATCTTGATGGTCGGGTGGAGCGGGTAGTTGCGATCCCCGAGGACGAGGATCTCGGCTCGCTGAACAGGCATCGACTCTGGCATCAGGGTGTCACCGTGATTCGAGGGAAGGGAGTAGCTTGGAAGCCTTCGCAGCCACGGTCATCGACAGCTTTGATCATGAGCGAGAAGGTTCCCACCCGGCGGAAGGGACCGATCACGGGCAGCGGTCCGCTGCGCGCGTCTTCCATCGTGTAGTAGAACGCAGGGTAGCCGTCGCCAAGAGCTTCGATGCTGAGCGAGGTCACCTTGTTCGGGCCGGTGATGGTCAGCATCCCGGAGACCAGCGGGTAGTACGTCCCGACCTGCACCGAGGAGGGTCCGGTCATTCTCACGACGACGGGCTCGTTGCGCCGGGTAACTGTATTGAAGCAGGCCGAGTACCGCACGAACTCGGGTGCGTAGTTGCTCGGAGGGCTCGGGCATGGCGTACCTGAGCAGTCCCCGTTGGCGATGGCCCGGATGCGGTACGTTGTACCGATAGCCGGTGGAGGAAAGAGCGTGGCTGCAACCCGCCGCGTCGGACCAGTCCCAATCGTCTCGACCGAGGCCTTCGGCACCGAGAACTCGTAGAACTTGATGGTCTCAGCCTCGTTCCAGATCTCGAACGTGTAGCTGATCGTGATGTTCCAGTCCACGTCCTCGTGCTCGAACTCCACGGCCGTCGGGTTGAAGACGTATGTCTGTCCCCGCGCCGGCACGGCCACGAGGAGGAAGAGCAGGCCAACAACCCAACGGCGCATGGTGTCATCCTTTCGGTTCGGGCTCACTCGCCTTGATGCCGAGGCTGACGGCCGGCAGTCAACGAGGCTCGGGAGTCCCGGCGTTGATGCTGAGCGAGACGGCCTCGGACGGCTCGACCTGAATGTCCAGCGTGCCCGAGATGCTCCGGGTGCCCGCCCCGAGGTCGGCGTCCGCACTGCACGACACCTGCACGGTCCCGACCGGACCGAGCGTCTCGAAGACGGCGCTCAGGCCGTCGGCGGCCGGCGTCAGCGTGCCGATGGTGGCGTCACTGTTGTTCCACGCCGGCACGCCGTCGATGCGCGCCGGGTTGCCGTACTGATCGACAGGCTGGATCGAGAGACTGACCTTCTGCGCGTTGGTGAGCAGGAGCATGAGATACCCTCCGTGGGCGACGAGCCCGAGACCTCGGGAGCGCACCCGCCAGAGGAACGTGATCTTCGGGGCCGGCCGAAGTATCCCCCTCAAAGCGTCCCAGATGCGCTGCCACATCGGGGACTTTTATACCACGTCTACGCAGAGAAGATCGTCTGAGACCCATCAGTGAGGAGGAAACGGTGAGCGCGCTCGGTCACCTCGGCCAAAGCCGCCCGCACGCCCTCCCCGGTCGCCGTCAGGGCCAGCACCGTATTGATGCCCATCTTCTGTCCAGTCCGGATATCGGTCCCGAGGAAGATGAAGCTCCACTTCCCCGTCGCCTCCTTCGCCCCGATGAGGGCCTTCACCTTGGCGAGGGTCATCTCCTTGCTGGCGTTGTCCTCCCCATCAGTCATGATGATGACGAGCACGCGGTCCTGCCCGTCGGCGATCTTTTCGAGGTGGTAGACGGTGGTCCCCACGGCGTCATAGAGCGCCGTGCTCCCCCCATGCTCCGGGTGGTAGTGCCCTTCAAGGCCGGCGGCCTCCATCACCGGCACGCCCGTGTAGACCTCGGTCACGGTCGTGTCGAAGAGCGTGAGCGCCGCACGGATCTCGGCCGGCGTCTCCCGGAGCATCTGGAGGTAGTCGTTGTAGCCGAGAACCACCTCCCGCTTGAGCCCGACCATCGAGCCTGACTCGTCGATGAGTGAGGCCACGTAGGTCCGCTGCCTGACCAGACTACCCACCCGCCACCTCCTCCTTCTTCTCCGGCTTCCCATTCTTCACCGAGATGTCGATGCTGCCGATACTGCCGTCGCAAGCCAGCCCAACCTGCTCACGGTGCTCGATGAGCACCTGCGCGAGGCCGCGCGCCTTGTCCACGCGGCTGCGGCCCTCGACCTCGACGACCCCGCGCGTGTCGCACTTGTTGCAGTGCCAGTGAATCCTCATGCTGCCTCCCTGAAGGCCTGCCGGATCGCACGGAACGTCTGGACGTGCAGCCGCTCGACCCCCTCGATGTAGCCGCCGGCCAGCGTGACCACGCACGGGATCCGTCGCCGCACGATCTCTCGCGCGATGAAGAGGTCCCGATTGTAGAGCGCGCGAGCATCCATCCCCTCGATGCCGCCCACCGTGTCGTGCTCGTAGGGGTCCATTCCCGCCTGCCAGTGAACGAGGTCCGGCTCGCGGTCGAGCGCCGCCGGCAGGTTGTCGAGCGCCTTGAAGTACTGGCCCGCGTCCCGCACGGAGTACCACTGCCCTCGCGCCGTCTTCTCCTCCTTGGCCTCGAAGCCCCCGTGGATATCGAAGTGGTAGAAGTGTGACGAGCCGAGCGTCATCGCGTCGGTGCCGTCGCCGTAGTGCGCGTCGGTGTCGATGATGAACGTCCGGGGGGTCCGCTCGACCGCGAGGTAGTTGAACGTGCAGAACGCCGCGCCCTCCGCGTACCGCGCGTGGTGCGCGCCCGACACCGGGTGCGCCACGATGGTCCGCTCGTGAAGCGCGAGGAAGGAGGCCCGCTCGTGTCCCCGCCAGATGCGCGCGACCGACTCGGCGAACGCCGGGCTCCACTCGAACCACTGGGACTCCGCCAGCGGGCGCGGCTCGCCCGTGCGCACGGCCTCGACGTAGCCGGGCTCGTGCGTCTGGGCAATGTGCCCCCAGACAACCTCGGGCTCGAAGGGCACGACCGGCACGAAGCGTAGAAGGCCCTCCCGGTTGGCCCGCGCGACCACGGCCCTCTGCTTCGTGGTCGAAGTCAGCGGCGCGGCAGTCGAGTGGTACTTCGGATCCCAGACGGTGAGTAGTCGGTCGTTCACGCTTGGCCTCCTTGGATGGTTGCTGCCTCCTGTTGCCGTTGCTGCCACCGAGCCCGCGCTCGTGCGGCCTTCTCCTGCCTCGCGATAGCGGCCCGGTTCGTCGCCGCCTTGCGCGCGTCCTTCACCCGGCTCGTGAGGAGACTCCGGCTCGTGGTGAGCAGGCGCTCCTCGGCATCGATCTCCCGTCCGATGCGCGCGAGGTCCGCTCGGCGCTCCTTGAGCTTGACCTGCGCCGCGAGGATCCGCCGGAACTCCTTCTGCTCCCCGCGTGTGAGCGTAGTCGCGAGTCCGGCCGGGCCGATCTTGATGCGCGCCGCCGCGAGGGTCTTGCGGAGCGCCGCCGGCTGGAGGCCGGGGATCAGCCGGGTCGCCAACTCGAAGTAGACCCGGACGAACGTCGGGCCGTGCGACGCCTCTGTCCCGAGCTTGCCAAGGTTCTGCAAGATACCGTGGGTCAGGCAGTGCGCGACCTCGTGGAGCACGACGGAGCGGACGCGCGCCCATCCCGGTAACCGCACGAGGCTGCCCCAGTGAGCGGTCGCCGACCCGTGGTGCTTGGCCTCAATCTCCGGGACGGTGTAGCCGAAC